TAATAGGGTATATAAAACATGCGAAAAAAAAAAAGAAAGGGCGTAAAAGCCCCAGATGCTATGCAACCAATTCAGAATTATCGGAATTATCTGACGGTTCTGCATCCTTAGCAGATTCATTGTCAGTTAATTCTTCGGATTCGCAATTGTCTTTTGCATCCTGATCGTTTAACGCCAAGATTTTCTTCATAAATGATTTTGACACTTTGTACACAAAATTGTCGATACCGTCAAGTACGCCGTCGCATAATAACTCGAATGTCCAACTGATACCACGAATTAATACATTGATTACTTCATAGGCTACCAAAATCAGAAATCCGATTGCAACTAATACAACTAGCACGACCGTTCCGATTACAAACAAAATGTTTTCAAAAAATGCTTTCATTTTTGATTACCTCCATAATATGGGGTATTAAAAATGCGAAAAAATAAAGAGAGTTTACAAAAGCTCTCTCTAGTTTAATCCAACAAACGATTTTAAATTGTCAAATACAGAATGCATAATGTTTATGCAACAATTTGCAACTTCATTAAAAAATTCACCAATAATAGTTCCTTCAAATGCCACATTTAATAAATCAAATACTGTGGCTAATATCAGAAAAACCCCGCAGGCAAATAATCCAATGAACATTACAATGTTTCTTAAAATCGTGCAAATGATTATAACAAATTTATTTTTCATTTTTGATTACCTCCATAATATGAGGTTTTAAACATGCGAAAAAACAGAGAGCGTATTTTGCCCTCTATTTAATATCCATCCAGTCTTTACCGAAAACGAATTTCCAATTTTTCTTTTTAGGTTTTTCAGCAGAACCGTTAAGAATATCAAAACACCAAAAAACCATATCGGCCATTTTATCAGGATTTAAACGGTCAATTAATCTTGAATGTTTTACCACCATCTTAACAATATCACGCGTCCAAACAATCGGACCTCCGCTTTCTCTAAAGTCAGAATAGGTATCGCTTTTATACATAGTTTTTACCTCCATAATATGGATTGTTAAAAATGCGAAAAAAAAAAAGAAGTAGGGTTCGGACCTACGCTCATGTATTTTAGTACACTGCTCTAACCAATCTAAGCTATTCTTTTTCTTCATAATAGAAGGTATTAAAAATGCGAACTAGAATGGAAGCTCGTCTACGTAAAATGCAGGAGCCTCCATTCCATATTCGTTAGTTAAAAATAAAGGAGGTTTGTAAGGTTCATCCGACACCAGATCCTCGTACTTACCATACTTATTAATGGTTTCAACAGCTTCCTTAGCCAGATTCTCATAGTACGAAATATCAATGTCGTCTTCCTTCTTAACATTCTTAACAACCTCTGATTCTAGCCATCTGTAACCTTTAGTTCCCGCAGCAGCATAAGGCTTTCCATCGTTTATACGATATAAAACGCCTCCACCATGCCCAGGTAATATAGGACAGAATAATCCAGTCCGACCAACGAATTGATAGTTGTGCTCTCCGTCAGGAAGTGATTCGTTGAGATCCAAATATAAATCGCCTTTTGATACGGACTTGGCTTCACAGAAGTCACTGAACGTTAATTCATCCTTAGTAAATAATGTTTTGAAAACATAAGGCACCTGGAACTGAGTACCAGTGGCTACCCACCATATCTCTTTTCCAGTTTCTTTGTCAATAACCGGCTTTTTACGTTTCGCAACGTATACCGCATCGTTGACAATGCAGAACTTGTCGAAGTCTTCTTCCGTTTCAAATTCATAACCAAACTCTCGTCCGAACTCAATTACAAACTTCTGAATATCAGCATTTGCATTTGGGATCTTGATCGAGTCGGTTTTAATGTGAACAACCTTCCAGCCCCTCTTTTGAACCTCTTTCTTCAGTAAGGTCATGAATAACGCTCCACGTTTAGCTACAATATTGTCCACATTACGAATATCACGAAACGGGTTTTCAAAGTTAGCAGATGTTAAACCATAAACTGAATTTATGGCTATCTTTAAAGCACCAGCTAATCCTTTTGCCATCGACTCGTCCGTCAGATACTTTTCAAGTTTTCCGCCCAGCATCTTCTTAGCAGACGCAAAGTCCTTATGCTTAATGAATACTCTGGTCTTAACTAGTTCAGCAAAGCGATCCGTGTACTTTCCGAATAGCTGTTCAGATATAATGCTGTGAGGATGCATTGAACTGACATCCCCATCCCATACATTTCCGTAAATGCCTGGTTCAGAATATACTCGTCCGCCTTCACCAATCTCTTCACCCAAATATAAAGACACACCCTTTTCGTAAGTGTATCCTGGGAAGAATGGTAGAATGCTCAAACCTGGTTCCAGTGCTCCGTCAACAGAAGGATTATAGGTTTTATACAATGGAAGACCGTTTTTATCGAACAATCGATAGTCATGATCTTTTCCATAACGCATTAAAATATCTTCTGTTGGTCGTACTGGTTCAGCAAGGTTACGATAGTTGAATGAATCCTGAGGTTTCTTTTCCTTGCCAAATATAATGGCAGTGGTCAGGCTATTGGTAGTATCGTTAACTGTCATTCCAGCAATATCAGCAAGTATTTCCCTAGCGGTAAAGTCCTCTTTACGATTGTTGAACACAGCTTCGGTTGCTATTACATCATTGTCACAATACTCTGCAACTTTCTCCCATAGTTCCTCTGGCACCGGTTGATCCCATGGTAAACCAAGTTCTTTGTGGTGTATTCCCAGTTCAATCTCATACTTCTTAAGCGATTGCTTCTTCGAAGTAAAGTCATAAACGTCAGTATAAGATAAGTTATAAGCTTCACCGAAAAATGCATTCCGGTCGCCATTAACTATCCGCTGGGACAAATTATAAAGTTGCTCATTTGTGTAACCCATGAGCCTTGCATACAGAATATGATTGTCGTATCTCCTGCAGTTGAATCCTACTAATTTATACTTAATTAGCCGCTCGATATCAGCAGGTGACGGGTTGATCATTCTTACAACTTTCTTGTCCGCACCTTCGTACTTCCAGTTTACCAGGAATAGATTCGGGAATATCTCAACATCGTAGAAGACCAGATCAGATGACTCACTAAACGTAGTCTCGTCTGTACTGTCTTCTGATTTGAACTTCATTTTCATTACCAGGTTCTTGCAATACTTTGAATGGTTCGTAGATCCAGCAGCAAAGTTGAAAATATCAGTTTTCATGTTTGTTACATCGTACTTGATACCATCATTGTATGCTTGTTCTAGTATCGTATATATGAAGTCAACACTTGGTTTAGTTGCGGGATGAATTTCTTTGTTCAGGTTTTTCTTAATTAAAGCTCTTAGCTGTTTCTCATTCTTTATCGAATCAGCGTTAGGCATTTTTATCTTCTCCTCTCTCAAAGGCAAGCCCGTATTGAGAGTTGAAATATTCATCCCGTTGCATTTTGTAAGTTTTCGTCTCAATGAGGCGTCGCCTTTAAACACCTTTATTTCAATGTCAGGTGCATACAAGCTGGCTAGTTTGGTCGGATCGCCTTCCCAAATATAATGGAGGTGAATGCCAGCACCGCTCTTGCTCAGCTCAGCATATGTCGGAGGCCATTTATTAGCCTCTTCTAAATTTCTAGAAAATGATTTCTCTCCGTTTTGGTCTTTAATATCAAAGTCAATGACTATGTGATTAAGCGGAACTTTAACGTAATGCAGTTTACTGGTATCAATATCAGCAAGACATGTCTCTACGTCCGCCCACTTCTGTTGAGGTGTACCAAAGTCAGTCGCGTATTGCGCTTTGAAACCAGCTAGCTCCTTGTCCAAGATTGACTTACTTCGATTAAACTTAAGCCATCCTGGATCCGGTTCTTTCTCTGGTTCCTCTTGCTCAAACTTAGATTCTTTAAAACCTAAATATACACTTCTGACTCGTGTGCCATCTGCAGCAGTATATCTATCCTCATACTCGTCAAAGTAGTTCTTAAGCTCTTCTGCGAATGCTCTCAATGGGTATGGATAAGATACCTTTGCGTCCTCGCAATATGTTTTGTACATTTCCCAAGCCTGCTTCTTGCTTATGAACTCGGAATTCTTAAACGTAAAGTAATATTCCGACATAAAATTGTAGAAGTCGTTGGATGCACCCAACATGATCTTAGGAATATAATTGTTGTACGCGTCTGGATCAGACAGATACACCTCTCGACAATGATACGCGATGCCACCCAGTTCAAATTTGATCTGCTCTTTTAATCTCAAGAATTCTCTATACGGAATCTTGTTTCCAGTAGGAGAAACATCAATTAAACGTCTGATCAAACCTGACTTGGCGTCAGTAATTTTTACCGGTTTGTTAGTTCCCATAAATAAGAAGCACTTAAACCGGCTAGCATATGTCGACTTAAACTTCTCATTAACAGTCATTAACTCGTGAGAGACCAAACTATTAAGTCTTGTGTTATCCTCTATTCGCGATAGATCGCCATCCTGCTGTACTGCTACAAGAGGATTTGATTTAAAAGCTTCTAACGCAAAACTATTACTTGACGAGCCTAGAGCCTTAGCATCGAACACACTACAGTAGCCATCAAACAAAGCTAATATAATGTTTAGCACAGTAGATTTACCAGTTCCGGCTGCTCCATAAAGAACTAGGAACTTCTCAATCTTTTTGCTATCTCCGGTTACTATCGACCCAATAGCCCATTCAATTTTATGCCGCTCTTCGTCAGAATATAATACCGACATTAGCTGATCATATGCATCAATTGGAGCATCCTCAAGTGGATACGGCAATATCTTTGATGCATAATCTCGTTTACCGACTTTGCTGTTGGCGAACATTATCTTTTCGTCAAGCATATGGTAATTATCCGGCATTTGCTTTTGACAGAATTTATGCCATTTATCGATGGTTCCTGTGTCAGAATCCCACAAATATAAAACTTTGGTCGGGGTATCGGTCCGCTTCTTATACTCCTCATTGAACTCACTCAATTCTTTATCAATTAACTGAATCGCATCGGTCTCTTCCGTCGACCATAAACCCTTATCCTTGTCCCATATGGCATAAAAATCACTACCACGAATCATTAGATCATTACTTTTCGTTATTACAAACTTTGGATAGATCTCAGAGAAACCCTTTTTGGATCTTACAGAAATCTGGACAAAGTCCATAAATATCAGTCCTTTCTAATTACTCAACGGTAGTGGTTTCTTTTGTTAATAATGGTTTTACAAAATCATAAGCTGCTTTTCCAAGAGCAATGAATCCTGGAATTGAAACCAGCATTAGCATCTTATTCTTCTTACGCTCTTTTGCTAACTTAAATTCAAGTTCGCCATTATCCATTCCGAGCGAAATAAGAGTCATCACTAACTGTGACACTTCTTCTTTAGAAACATTAACTTCTTCCATTTTATTTCTCCTTTCACTAATAATATGTGCTTAAGAACCAATTGGCTTGCATCCAAATATCCATGGTTCTCATGTTAAGATCCGGTCGATTAACTGTAAACAACCCACCGGATCCGTTCTCTGAATACTGACGTCTTAAAAACTGATTAAGAATATCAGCAACTTCTTCGTCGTTGTAATGGTTATCGGTGTAAAAGCTAAGGCCCAAGCTATCTAACATGTTCTCGATCCAGAAGCTTGTTCTGTTACCGAAGTAGTCGTCGCCCATTTGGTCTTCGATTTTCATAGCTAAAGCTACAATCATCTCTAAAATTGAGCACGGTTTGTCACCTAGGTCAATACCAAATTGCTCTCTAAGTTCTAAACCGTTCTCTGCTCGATTTCCATCCATTACAAAAATATACGTAAACTCTTTTACGTATAACGTAAACAATAGCTGTGAATATAAGGCACTATTTGGGACGAAAGAACAAAGCCAATAATAGTATTTGGCTTCATTATAATTCATCCTCGTCGTCCAGATCAGGCTCCTCAAAATCTATTACATCTTCATCTGTTTCGGCAGGAATCGGAGCAGAATATCCAACACCTGCCACTTCATCATAAGTTTTTCCGCTCTTTGAAATCTCAAAATACTTTTTAACATTATCGTTCTTAATGTATAAAGTATCAGGATCCTCAAACACGAATCGACTTAGCAGGTTTGGTCCAAACAGAATATCAGCATTTGCCACGATGGAATCATCGGAGTCATAAGCTAAAGTTCCATCTGCGTATCTCGTTACTGTTTCTACGCCATAGCTTCTGTCCTCTCCGAGCATGTCAAATGGAATATCACTGATTCCCAATGGCTTTCCCGGAATAGTTAAGTCCTCATCAACGGAATATCCAAGACTCTTAGCATAGTCAACTATATTAGTTGAATTCTTGATCTCATTTAATTTACTGGTCTGTTCCTTTGCCTCATTTAATCGTGCCTCATTTTCTTCTTTATACGCTTGTTCCAACTCTTTAATCTTTTCCTCATAATATTCTCGGACACTTTTAAATTCTGATTCATCTTTTTCGCTTATTGCTCGTCTTGCAATTAGAAAGCCGCCACAACCTCCAGCAGCGGCTCCCAGCAAGAATCCAATGAATATCTTACTAAATGACTTCATACCTTAACTCCGGCACATCTAAGATTACACCGTCAACATTAAAATCAATGATGACTGCTTTTTCATTTCCATTCATGAAATTACGAGAAGAAGGTTTTGTAATATCATGAAGTCCGAGATCAATGTAGCCATCACCGTTAGGGTTCTTCTTTACCCATCCTACTGACTGTCCGGCAATTGTCGGTGCAAATCCTAATGCAGTATAAGCATCATTCAAGAATACTACACCGTCACGATTTAATCGGTCATTTAAAGCACTCTCAGTCATTTTTAAGAAATTAACATTTCCTTCGTGATAGTTCTTTCTGAATAAAGGGTTAGTTTCGTCAAAGATTCGAGCATATTTCGATTGCAATTGAATACCTTCACCATCAGGGTATACTAATGCATTCTTTTTAACGATCTTCTTTTTGCCTTTAGCTGTTTCTACAGTTTCTTCGACTTCTTCCTCTTTAATTCCATATAAGAGCTTAAAGTCTTCTTCTTCGCCATACTTTTCAACTACGTTTGCTCTGTAGTCTTTGAACATTGTGTTCAAGGTTCCGTATGCAGCTGTTACACTTGCTAAACGCTTAGCCATCATTCCATGAGAAATGAAAATACTAGCAATAGAAGATCCAGCTACTACTACGCCTGGGGCATACAGGCTAAATAACTTAATACCATGCTTTCTGTAAATATCAAACTTAGCTTTATTATACGCAGCCTCGTCTAACTCGGTTCCATATTGCATATCTAAGTTTTCACGTTCTTCCTGGAATGCTGCAACTTCTTCTTTTGCTTTTTCAGTTGCCTTGCATACCATTACAGTTCCAGTTACAGTACCAACGACACCGACTGTAACTAATATCTTTGTATCGTTTCTCTTAATGAAACGTTTTACACTTTTTAAACACTTTTTAATATCAAATTTCATAAGTATTTCTCCTTTTAGTCAATTGGATATGGTTTTGGTAGTCTAAGACGCCATCTACCATAAGGTACTCGTTCAGGATAAGCCGAATTTAAATCAACCCATCCGTATTTTGTTGCTTGGTAATTATCTGTCACCTTTCCGGCTAGATCGTACATATCAGATACCGTTATAATTCCGTAACGATACACAATTTCTTTCATTCGATCTAAGAATTTAACAGCGTCTATTTCGCTATCAAATTCAAAGTTTGCATCAAAATCGTATACACTGCTACCTGAAATATAACTAGGTCTCTCTTTTGGCTTGTTAATAGTTGATGCATAATTAATATAAGTTGTTCCTTTAGACGCATTGCGCATTGATGGAGCGGATCCGCCATACAAAAGCATGTCTAAAGCACTTGTGAACACATCCCATGTAGCCTTTTTAATAGCCGGGATGAGCACGTCAGTAAAAATATAATGCTTAATACTGCCCGTGTCCTTAGATATAAATGCATCCGTGAACTTCTCAAAACCGGATTTCTTCTTTAATGTAATATTTCCGGAAAGTTCTACCGGTTCTATCTTCTCTTTTTCTTTAGATTTATTAGAATTACCTGGAAAATCTCCCACTATATTAGTCTCCTTTCAATAATCGAGAAAAAAGAAAGGGTAAGCTTTTCATGCTTACCCAATCGGATCTACTCTGTTGGTTCGTCGTCAACAGGTGAATACTGATCATAGTCGTCATAGGATTCAGCGGAATGCTTACCAACGACATAGCCACCAGCGAAACCGCCACCAGCTAAAGCCACACCGGCTAAAGCCTTCTTCCAGTTTCTCTTGATGAAACCCTTTGCCTTGGTCAGGAATCCAACCTTTTCTTCCTTAACTTCTGATTCATTTTTCTTTTCACTCATGTCACTTTCCTCCTTTATTTATACATAAGTAGTGTTCCATAATATACGTAACTATTTTTGCGAATTAGATTGCCTTTGGCCATCTATTATAATTAATTACAATGCATGGCTCGTTATTGCTTGCAATTTTACTTCCTGCACGCATTTCGATGAATCCATTATTCACATCATATCCGACGTCATCGGCCCAATCGCCTAAACATTCAATGCCTAAACGCATGCTAATATCATTCAGTGAGATCGTCATTTGATCTCTTAGCATCTCATTTAATTCAGTTTCGACCTTGAACACTCTATTGTAATCGGATCTGAAATATCTTTTGGTCAGGGTATCAAAGAACAGGGTATTACCCTTATTAGTAATATAAATGTCGTCCGGAGAAGCTGGTGTTTCTTCCAAGAACTTGTCATCGATCTTACTGATGACTTTCTTTAAGCCCTTTTCTCCGACAGTATCTTCGATGGCCTGATTCGTTTTAGCTAAAGCGTTTTCTGCGATCGTATACGCAGCTCCTAATGCCGCTAATTTTCTACGACCCTGTCTAGGCGATTCGATCAGACATGCAACGCCTGCTCCGTATGCTAAAAAGGAAGGCAGATAGTCCTTCCAGGTTACTTTAAACTTCTCTACAACGTTCAGATTATCTTTTCCTAAAGCTTCTTTTTCTTCTTTGATATGTTCCTCAGCCTTTGGTGTAGCTTTGATAGCCATAACAGTTGAAGTTGTCATTGCCACGATTCCAGCACCAGTTAATATCTCTGGACTGTGTTTACCGACAAAATTCTTTACGTTTTTGAAGAATCCTTTAAAAATGTTTTTCATCTTCCTACATTAATCCTTCCTGTTTCATTGTTTCCATTTCTTCTTTTACTGCTAATCTAACTTCGGTTTTAAAAGCTTCGTCGCCCTGCTTAGTTTCAGCAATATCAGCAAGAATAGGGCCAACAAAGCCAAGAACAGATCCTACTACAGATAGAACCTTCCACCAATTAATTTTCATAATGTTCTCCTTTCATTTCATTAGAACTTTTAATGATTCTAATAGTCTTGGCTATAATTTTTATCATTTTTTCATCTAACGGCAACGGGCACATCTCGTATCCATTATCTCGTAATTCGTACGTAGCACAGGTTACCGTAGCCAAGTCCTTGTTAAACTTAATTTGACTAAACAACGTCTTATCTATTCGTTTTTCATAGATAATGTTCATTTGGTCAGAGTACTGAAGGAAACCAATTTTCTTAAACGATTTATCAATAACATCCATCATACTCATAACTTATCTCCTAAAAAATAAAGAGCGTATAAAACGCTCATCAAGGTTAATTTCTAGCGAATACCCTTACTAACAAATAAATGCCTAAGCATCCTAAGATTAAGTCTCCAAATACAATGACGAAGCTGACACCTCCAATTATTGTAATGATAACCAATAACCCTAAAATACCCAGAATAATTCCTAAAGTTATCATAAGTTAACCTCCTTTTCCATCAGAGGCTTTAATTTTTTTGCGTAAGTTTTACTAACTCATCTCTAGGTAGACGAATATCAGCATTAATACTGACCCTAATGTCGCCATCCATGTCGGTAATGATCAGTGATCTGACTGATGGATCAACGTTAACTCCAACTTTGTTATGGATTAATTTTTTGATTACTTTATTGATTATTCCCAATGTTAAAAAATCTTGAAACTTCATCTCTATCATTTGTCAACCTCCTAAAAAATAAAGAGCGTATAAACGCTCAATAATGTCCTATCTCTTTGGACGGAATAAGTCCTTCAAAAGACTTTGATTCATACTTTGCTGCTGCTTAGATGTCTGGCTAGCAACATAATTACCATCAGATTCCCACCGTCTAGCTACCTGATTTTCATGGTGCATGAATAGAAAGCCTAGTCCAGGTATTACAATTCCCGTTACTAGCTGAGCTACTGTAGTCCAGAATGACTTCTTCGATTCCTCTTTCTTAAGTTCGACATTCTGAACTTTCTCATAGCTACTAGCTAAGTTACATAATACCTCGCTTGCTTTAACTGCTTCTTCACCATTATTGTCAAGCGCTTCGACTACCTGAGTCTGATTCTTTATGCTATTGGCTAAATCATCAATCAGATTAAAGTCTTTGTCTTTTTCCATAACTATTTATACCTCCTTAAAATAGTTTCCATTATAGACTCACTTTTTAATGCGGCTGCTCATCTTGAATATCATTTTTCTATTCTTTCCGAAATTGTTCCAATCGGTATCGATTTTAAGAATATAAGGCGTTTCCCCTTCTTTAGCAGTTGGATTCGGAATTAAACCAATTTCTCCGTATCCATAAGTTAACTTTTCATAAATGATTCTTACCAAGAAACCGATCAGGATGCCACATAAAAGGAAAATATTATCAGTCGTCATATTCCACCTCGACTTCTACGGGTTTTTCGACATGAGCTTTAGCATACCTCTTTCTTAAAATGGTATCCGTAATTGCTTTCTTGCAATCCTCGCAAATATCCATACGCTTAGGGAAGATACTCTTCTTAGCATACGGATCCCTGAACCAGAAAATATAACGGTTCTTAATGTCTGTTTCCAGATCCCAAATGCGGTTTCCGCAAATATCACACACTTTAATCTTCATTTTTATTCTCCTTTCTCTTCATCTAAAAGAATTTCAGTTTTTAAATCATTTAAAAACCTGCGCCGTTCTATTAACCCCTCACAAAGTGGGGTTAGATCCGTAATATCTAGCAAATCGTTATGATATATTATTACGCAATCATCCTCGTACTTAGAACCCTTAGTTTCAGCAACATAGTTTAATAGCGTCATAGCTTCGATAGCTTTTTTAAGAGCTTCACCATACTCACTATTTGCGCCCACTTCTGATTTTAGAACTCTTAGGATCTCAATATCTTTCCGCATAGCATTAATGCTTGCTATCACTTTATCCCTGCGATCCTCATACGGTAAAAATTTGCTTTCTTCCACTTTATTCTCCTTTTATCCATCCTAATCCAGCAACTACTTCCGGAAGATCCTTAGGATCTAATTTACTGCCATTATTGACTGAAATCAATCTTGCACACTCAACATCGCTGATCTTTCCTTTGACCCATTGTGCAAGTGTGTCCTTATCATTTCGAGCTGCCTGCACACTATGATACCATTTATAACTTTTTGGCATATCTATTCCTCCTTAGTATTGATTACACTGCTTAGAATATCTTTTCCGATCTGTAAAAGGCTCTTACCAGTAGACGCTTTCGCTACAGCATCTGCACCGATAAACGTTCCGACAGCACGGATGACGGTATCGATCCATAAACGGATCTCTCTACTCCGGTCAATATTAAGTCTGCTGGAATATCTTTTTTCATGTTCTCTTCTCATTTGATCTCTCCTTTATAAGTTTTCAGTTTTTTAATAAAGTCAGTAAAAATGGCCATAAAAGCCATTTTGTAAAAAGGATGCCAACCGTTCAGACGATCGTTCACATACTTATTAGCCAGATCCACTAGCTCACTTTTCTTGATCCATTCTTCCATGAATAGTCGAACCATCCTGTTTTAAAGTTAAAAATCCCTGGGAGACGGCAAAACGTCTGGATAAGTGACAAAAGAAAAGACGAGTGCCGGTTTACCATCAGGGGTTATCACCGCCTCATCGTCCATTTGAAACTCAATCATTTCCACGACGCTAGGATTGTATCTCCAACCGATATTATCGCCGTATTCAACATAACCTAATCCGATCAGATTGTATACTTCGTTAAGATAAATATCTTCCCCGCTAAGGATCCTGGCATTAAGATCATTTTGGATCTTCCGTAAATCTTCCTTGGTGGAATAGAAATATCTATCGGAGTACTGGTCGTAATAACAGATACGTCCGTACATGTCTGGCTCTGGTGCTGGAATATCAGCAAGTCTGTCGCCCATCACCTTGTTACGGATGTTTTTTGCAGTTTCGATGCCGACTTCCTCAGCTACTCCAGTCATGTACTCATTTAATTCACTGCGTGCTGTCGTATATGCAGTTAATAAACCAGCACATCTTTTAGCACTGATTCGATTAGAGCCGATGATTGCAGCTGTTGAAGCTCCGAACATTACTCCGACTGGCCATCCTCGCTTTAACACCAGTTTAGCTTTTTCCTTAACCGGCATATCAGGATCGGAAGTCTCTTCCTTGATCACGGGAGCTATTTTAGCAGTACTTACCACCGTAGCTCCCATGCCAACGATTCCAACACCTGTCAGAATCTCGGGGCTATGCTTCTTGCCCCACTTCAGGACGTTTTTAATGAATATCTTTAGGTTCATAAACCCTCCTTTTTACTTCTTAATATCACTTACGAAATTCTTAAAAGCATTAGCCGCTTCTCGAGCCTGAGCTTCCTTGGCTTGCTTTTCCTGCAGAGACATATACTTCTGAGCATCGCTCTGCTCCTTGCTGGCCTTATAAGCCCAGTATTCGGCTGGCATTGACTTTTCAAAATCCTGCTTAGCCTTAAGCTCTTTCTGACGGTTTTCAGCCTTCAGTTTTTCCATGTCCAGTCTACTCTGAGCGTCAATACGCTCCTGTTCGACCTTAGACTGCCAATAAGAGTCCGGCATGTTTTCTTCATGCTTTTCGCTCTTACGCTTATCAAAATAACGGATGCCCATAGCGCCAAGAACAGTAGCAGAAATAATACCTGCTAAACCAAAAGTTTTAGTATTGCTTTCCATTTTTTATTTCTCCTTTTCCTTATTCGCAATAACCACCGATATACACATAATCGGCCTTTTTATCTTCATCCTCTATAAACGGATCGTACCCATAAGCTTTATCGGCTGAATAACATTTATTAAGCTCTACAGGAACAACCCAAGCCATGTTTTCGACATATTTTGGCGCAGCTTTATCAAATTTCTTCTCGTATGCGATTTTCATTTCGTTTAAAACTTCTTCTACACGCTTGTATGCCTCAACTTCATTTTCAAAAACACCAGCAAGATAAATTTCTGAGCCGTAGCCATCAGTATAAGGATCGGTATATACCATATATATTTTCTTATTTCCAGTTTCCATTTTTTCTTTTTCTCCTTTTCTTTTTTATTGAATATCTCCATCAGGTGGAAATTCGAATACAGTGTCGCTAGATTCGCAATAGCTGATTAATTCCCTCATAACTTCACGCGCTTTCTCTTCGGAAGAATATGAAGCTAAAAGTGTATCGACACAACCATAATATGGAGTTTTTACTCTAAACTGCCACTTAGTTTCGCCAGTATGGTTTTTACTCTCTTCCATCCATAGCATATGCGTGTCAAGGCTGATCAAAATATCTTTGTTTTGGCTTATTACAACCATGTGGATTTTATAGTATTTCATTTTCTTTTACCTCTTTTTTCTCTTTCTCCTTTCGCCAATTGTCGACCATCGTTTTAATGTAATAATATCCATCATCGACTTCGTCATCGGGCAGTCTTTCATTATCCATGTACAAATAATCGAGTAAATATCTGTTAATCCACTCGATAGGAATAGCTTCTACTGCTGGAGCTCGTTTGATCTCGTCCAGGCAATCATGATAAGTTAAGCTCTGCTCATACATATCAATCTCTTTTTTAAAATCGTCTGCATAAATTAATTTTTTCTCTTGCATTTCTTTTTACCTCCTCGAAAAAATAAAGAGCGTATAAACGCTCTAAACAGGTCTACTCTTTCTTTTCGGCTTGCTGCTGTGCGCGGGTCAGGTCAATTATCCCGTTGATCCATCCGACACCGTAGATAACGTGTCCCACGAATAGTGCGCCGATTACTTTGAAAAATGTTTTCATTATGTACACCTCCCATGATATGACATAGTAAACATGCGAAAAAGGAAAAGGCTAAATAGCCTTTACGTAATAATGATTGAAGTGGTCAACGTTTCTATAAATATTACACAGATCCATAGCCTCTTCATAGCTATCCTCTATTCCTAAGATATAGTTAACGTCTCCATCAAATTTAACAATTTCAAACATAGTTTATTAACTCCTCCCATAATAGAGCGTAATAAACTTGCTAACATAATATCACTAAAGCCCTGACACCTAGTGAAAAAAAACTAAAGGACCAAAATATGAATGGTCCTATAGTGGAGGGGTTAACATTTTAGGTATAAGTCCCCATATTACAACAACATATTTTTGCGAAAAAAAAAATAAAAAGGCATCAATTGTTATGATGTCTCATGTAAAACCAAATACGCCATGTGCCAATCATGACACCAGCTATAAGTCCTTCCATAATACCTAACATATGTATCGCCTCCATTATATGATGTATAAATTATGCGAAAAAATAAAGGTACGTTTCTGTAACGTACCGAAAACCTTACAAGGCTGCAATAATGCCCTGCGATGTGAGAATATCAATAATGTTCTGACCTAAGTCCCCACCAACATAGGTCACTGCGATGGTATCATCAGATACCAATTTGGCAACTGCATCTTCATTCAGTGCCTGTAAAATTCTTTTCTTTTCATCATCCTCAGTGAAATAAGGATTCACTATAACGAAGTATTTAGCATTATTATTTTCTGGCATTTCTAAAACCCTCCTATTTTTATGCTCTCTTCATAATAGAAGTTGTTAAAAATGCGAAATTTTTCACAAGCTAAATATCAAGTTGCTTAAGTTCGTTTCGTATCGCTCTAGGCGACGTAAAAGTGGAAAAAAATTAAGTCCAGATTTGTATCGCGAATTCTGGAACAACTTAAACCAGCTAGATTTAAGTGTCCATTTAAAAAATAACATTTTAGGTTGAATCCTGTGAAATATGTATCAAAAAGCTTTAATTGGAAGAAAAAGTATATCACTTGAGGGATTTCTTTTGCATACTCTTTCACAGGATTCATACCTAGAATCATACCTGCAAATGCCGAGTTTTAATTACTCAGCGGATTCTTCTTTGTCGTAATATCCAGTGGTCTGTTTATACAGCTGATCTAAACCAGTTGCGGCTAAGCCAGATGCCAGACCGTTTAAGAAAATATCAAAGCTAAAACCATGGTTAACCCATGCGTTAAAGCCGATACCAAGCAGACCAGCGATCAGAGGGATCCATTTGCTGTTGTCTTTCAGGAATTTCTTTAAAATGAAGCATACTAAGTAAACAGCTACCATAATAGCTACTACTACATAATTCTGAATTAATTCTTCCATAAAAAATTACCTCTTTTCTTATTGGACACTATCTTTATACGTTCTGTATTCAAAATATGCCTTACGACGTTGTTCATCAGTAAGAAAAAAAGCGTTATTTTGAATATACGCGTAAAAGATAGTTTTCTCATATTCATGCTTTTTATCCAGTCGTTCAACAACTGGCTCAAGCTTTTTTAAATGCTCAATTGTAAACTCCAGGTATTCGGCCACCTCTGGAACGAGGAACTTCCCCAACTCCATTGGTAACTTGCTGTGCAATGTGTATTCCACAAACTCATCAGCAGACATCTTTCGCCACTTGAATAGACATCTTGATCTATCCATTTTACGGAACTGCATAACGTTCTTATACAGCTTTGGCTGTTCTTCAAACTCAACTTCGTCTATATCGCCAGGAATAAAATCTGGATATTGAGAAAAGAATGCTTGAGAACCGACCTTAAACCGCCGTTTCGACTCTTCCGGTTTTGTAATAGATTTGCTCATAGGATTGGTTTCTGTTTGGTGCGGCCGATAGATTTGACACACCTCTGCATACGGTCACATACTGGAGATAATTGTAATATCCGCCACCTGTTGTTGTCAACGTAACTCTGCTGACATTCGCTTCAAAATTGCAGTGGCGAACAAAGTTAGGGAGCGTTATGTACTGTGCGGTAATCCCGAAGTTATTGTAGGAGCAATAGTTTCCGAGCCTGCAATTGCTCACCCCAATTTCTAACACATCGCTAATACAATAGTTTCCGAAAGTGTTGTTCGAACAGTTGGCACCCATTTGTATACCAGAGTTTCCAGAACCTAAGTTATTACCATAACACGACTCACCTAAAGTGGAGTTCATTAGCATACTGCCTATGTTCTGAGAACAACCGTTATCAAAAGTTACCGTTCCTATCGAAAAGAATGTAGAAGACCTTGTATACGCCATAATTGACTGTGACATTGAAACGATTAATAAGTTCCAGCAACCGTACTCCAAATTATTTTCTGTTACGTTTCCCCATATCGTTATATCATAACAGCCGTTTCCGATGTTGTTATTATTGGCGAAGCCAAGAACGATGTTGTTGATAAGTCTCTTCCCATCAACTATGTGTGGCTTGATTGTATTGTAGGCAGAGTCACCAAATAGTGACGAGTCGTTCCCAGCATTATAAGGCGTATCAAAAGTGTAATAATAATAATTGTTATTACCACACGTTATACCATAATTGTCAGGAAGACCTATGTGGCTGTTATCGCCTGGCTGGATGAAAACCGATAGAACGTTATTAGAAACAGCCGTAATATTCTTACGTTGAAACATAACGTTCTTAAAATCATACGGAGCCTCGTTACCGAACTCGTCTTTTAGCCAATAAATAACGCCCTTACCGTCTGTCGCTGCCCAGTCAAACAATTCCTTGTCATTGTCTAGGCAATACTTTAACTCCCAAGCGTTCATATTGACTGGTACTGTCTTAGTGGTTGGTATTGGCGATACTATCAACTCACCGTCTTCGACAACCAATGGCGTAAGAGCGTACTGTTGCATAAACACCCAATCGTCTGTATCGGGGTCACGCTCATACTTCGCCCACATATCGTAGTCGTCGCCATCGAAATCATAAACGCCTGCATAGAAATAAACATCATCGTAATCAGGTTCATTGATGGTATATTCTTCGCTGTCAGTCTTGTAAAGAACAGGAACATCCTCGCCAGTGACTGGGTGTGTCATTACACCGCTATCACAGAATACGTCTGTTGAATGAATATCATCGGCGTGGTCAATAGGCTCGGTACCATAGTTTTCTCCATAGTCATCGGCATATAGAGTATATAGCCACTCTATACCGCCTTCGGTGACTTCTCGTTCGAAGTAGTGGTCACCTTCGTGTCTGCAGGCATAACCGCTTTCACTTAACATACTTTCACTTATGGCCAGCAGTACGATGTCGAACTGGTGGTTTCCACTTTGGATGCCGAGTTTCGTGGTAACAAAGTTGTAATCAGTAATGCGGTAAAATGCGCCTTTTACCAGTTCTGCATTATCTCGCAGTTCTACCAAGTTTGCCCAAGTAGTTTCAATCAGGCCACCACCGCCGCCACCGCCGCTGATTAAATCATCAACTTCTTCACGAGTGTAATAGTTGTCGTCTATGTAGTCCATCGTGTAGTAGTTGTCGTTGATGATGTTTTCGTTTGGATAACTTCTCCAACCGCCCCACGTAATGTTACTGCCGTTGCGTGTGCCGAACCTTATGTGTATGTATTCGTCAGCATTGGTTACGTACTCTTGATATAGACGATAACCGCCGCTTAGACCGCTTACATAACGGTAATCAAATGATAGATAGTACACGTTTCTGCCATTGCTGTTCACGATTTTGTAATCGCCGACTTTTTTGTTGATGTTAAAACTATCGAAGTAAGCCAGTATGTTTTGGTAATTTACAGTTTCTTCGATGTAATGGCTGTGGTTTTTATAGGCGAACACATCGTAGGCGTTGTTAGCGTTCATTATGCTGTCCCAGTCAGTGTATTCCCAACTTTCGCCATTATATGTACCACTGCGTATACTACGGTAGGTGCTATCATCACCACTGTACCAGTATTCTTGATATACAGTATCGCCAGCGCGCTCCACTATGAAGTAATATTCGCAGTCGTCTTCTGTTTCGTGAGCCTTATAAAAGCCGTCATTTACCAAGCCAATACTGTCGAGGTATATGCCAATTTCCCAATCATAATCTTCAAGCGAAAAATCGCCTAAATCGTGAACTAATTCGTTAATAAATCCACGTGTGTTTACGTACTCTCTAGTGGCAAAAGGAGAGGTTCCATCACCATCGTTGTTCAAATCAGAGGTATTCTCTGGAATATCTAATCCAAGGTCTTCAGTTGTTAAGTCACCTTCTAATACGTTGCCATTAATGCTTGGTTTGTTAATGAGTTGTTCATAGTCACTTGATGCCATAACAATTGGTTCACTGGCAAGAGATATTCCAGACTCTTCACTATCTTCAAAAATATCAGTTAATGTTAATTCATCATCTTCGGGGGAAATGTCTGATAATACTTCCTCATCGTCTTCCAAAATATCAGTCAGTACTTCCTCGTTTTCACTTTCGATCGTTAAAACTGATTCGGCATTGTCCTCAGAAATATCACTTAAAATTGTTTCATTGTTTTCATTTGCAATATTAGATAATACTTCTTCTCCCTCGACGATTAACCTTGATTCTTGTTCTGTTGCCATGTTGCTTCCTCCTCCAAGGATATCGTGCCTTTGCCAATAGTCTGTACATAATCTCCCTGAGTAACCTCAATATCGAATACATAATTTCCGTATGGCAATTCTGCAGTATCTTCTGACGATATGACAACGTGATACCAGTAGTCTGAATCAAAAGTAATATCTTCTAAACTCTTTTGAATTACAGCTTCTTCTTTTTTCCAACTTTTCTTAACTGTGAAATATAATTCGTCTGCTATTTCAGTGATTACCTGATGGTTAGCATCTTTTCTCTGAAATTTAAACGCTTTGGTGTCACCTCTGGTAAATATCAAATTCATCGACATATGTGATCACCCCTATAACTTCTTTAATGCGTCTTCCTTGTAATAACCGGTTGTGATTCTTAAAATGTTTCCGATCTGGTATGGGTATTCAGAACCTTCGTGAATCTTGAGAATATAACGCTTCAGTCCAAGACCATAACTAGTCTTGCCTTCTCCGTCCTTACGAGCATTGCCATGCTTAATAATCTCTACTTTATCTCCAACTTTTAGCTCAGTCTGAGCTGGTTCGCTGTGATCTAATAAAGACAAAGCATTTTCAGCATACCATCCAGTAGCAACACCGTTTTTATTGCCAACCAAATACGGGTATTTTGAATTTTCTGAAATTTCTAAGACGAATCTCTTGTAACCAAGACCATAACTAGTCTTACCGGTACCATCTGCTCTAGAATTTCCAGATGCTTCGATTCTAATCTTGTCACCAACAGCATACTTATAAGTCGGTGCTGGTGGAGTAATAGGATCGAGCTCGACGAACTTAGGTACAAGGTATCCAAGGAATGTGTATCCAACTTTAACAAGTGCTCCGGTTACAGAATTGTACCTATAAGGGGTTCCTTCTCTCCAGTTCTTTCCATCATAACTATAGTATGAGCTCTCTAAAACAACAGGAGTTCCATTTACTTTACCAGTTTCTTTGTCACGAGGAACGTGCTTAACAAAGCCAACATGACCTTTTCCTTTGCCACCCCAACAAGCAATGGCTCCAGCTACAGGATACTGTACCTTATTCCAAATAGTAGTATCTACACGTTTGTACCAGTTGATTGCATCATCGACAGGAAGGCCCATCTTCTTATAATCAGTTGTTCCAAATACCTGCATCGCTAAGCCGTAGCATCCACCGGTGCAATTTGGAAGAAGGGTATGTGTGTTAGCATCCCTCTGGTTAGTATACTTACTATATCCACCATGGGTATAAGGAATAAAGTACTTACTAGATTTGTCTAAAATAAGATTAATCTTCTCTACTTCACTCTCGTACATAAATATCCTCCTTATTTTTTAGAGACAAGATAGTCTCTGTACTCGGTTTTTATGCTCTTCAATTGCTTTGTATTGTTTCCGTCAATTGAATGGTCGACTAAAGCCAGAATGCCTTTCATAACAAGCCTTGTTTCATTCTCGTTATCAGTCATCCTGGCCTCAACTTTTTCGATATCGTCCTTTTGTTTTGCCGCCATACTTTCCAGATCAGTATTCAGTTTGGCTATACTGTCCTCATGTTTCTTTAACATGTCATTCTGGTCCTTTTCTGGTTTTCTTATTTTCCCGACCCAATTTACGATTGTTGTTACGAACGCACTTACTGCTCCAACAACACTCATAAACAATAAAATGTTTTCAATAGTTAACTCTATTACCATATTTTTAAACCTCCGTCGAAAATAGATTATTTTTCATCCTCAATCGGAGTTTCTTTTTCCCAAATATCTTTCTTTAAGACATTACCATACGGATCAATGATCATACAAAACGTTGAAACTCGATCAGCAGCTCTATACGCTAATTCATTATGGAAACGAACTAACGCTTCACTGATTGTGTCATAAGAATAGATAGCTTGGGTGGATTGATTTTGAATAATAATTAAATAATATTTCATATCGTTACCTTCTAAGCCCTTCTATGCGATAAGCAAAATAGCTAGCATTATTATTTCTAGCGTTATAGCTAGTTCCGACGTAGAACGCTAGATAATGTATTCTTACTGTTGTTTTTGCTGGATTAACCAATATAACACCATAATATGTTTCTGCACGATTCGCATAATAGGAGCCAGAATTAGAACTGGAATACCAATCCGGATAGCTTGTAGAAACATCATTTAGAGGGACCTGGTCCAAATCGACATCGACTGGGAAAGTAATTGCATACATGTGGAGCCATACTCGAATTTGTTTATAGGCACTTACATCAAGGTTAATATTGTTACCACCTTGCATTGTTCCTTCCCACAAAATATCACGGGCACCAATGATCGAGCCAGTGCTTGTGACATCTCCAGAAAATGCTCCACCTGTCTTAGGAACAAACTCATTTCCAACTGCAGGAGAACCATTATCCAAATATATTGGCTTGTTGGCGTTTCCTTTAGTGGCACTTCCTAATTTAGAAGCTGTGGTTGCATTCGTAGCATTCGTTGCATTAGTAGCGTTTGTGGCTTCATCGGCCAAAGTTGCCGTGTCAGCGTTTCCTTTAAGATCGCCATGGAACTCGGATGCATACACTGGTAAATATACGTTTCCAGACTTGACGTGAACCGGCTTCCCGAATTTTATTTTATTAGCCTCAGCAGAGCCAAAGAAAGCCATTCCAGTGTTCTGACCTGTTCTATCTTCGTCCACTATTTCAAAAGTAATGATTGCTTTTGCTACGTTGAGATTAACTTCGGCATAACTTACTTGGTCATAGATCCTTATACAAAAATCTAAATCTTGATCCTCGGCTAACTGAATCCAGTTTTCTCCAAAGTTTAATGTTCCACTTGAAACTAAGGTTCTATTACCTGTTACTGGATCCGCTTCATAGATCGAATATGTTTTAATATGTCTTGAATCACTTGTAGAAATATAGTTAGCACCATCATACGAACTATCATTGCCCAAAGAATATAAAACATTAATGTACGCCCAATCTCCTGCCATATCTTTTGTTGCCGACCCATTTGCCGCAACACGATAATATAATGGGGTAATTGACGGTTTATTGTATCCAAGTACAGTTACTGTTTCGCCATATACATAACCGCTGTCAATGCCTCTGCTATCCACAGCATTAGCTCTGATTCTAAAGGTATAGTTCTGAGACTTTGCTGGAAGATAATCAGTTACAATATCACCAGAAACAGCAGTTGTGCTAGCGGTAGATATAGCTCCATTACCTTCTATAGCAAAATAAGTGGTTACTGAACCAGCAGTACTATCTTTGGTAGTCTGATAATGGGCTTGCATTTTAGTGTTTCCATCAGCTAATATCAATCCTAAAACAGAAGTATTTATTCTTTGATTAGATAAAACAACCGTTGGTTTAAATACTGCCTGAGAAACATCTATTGTGACGGTCCCATTTTGAATTATTGATCCAGTTAACGACGTGTATCCGCTATCGCTGTAAGTTTCTAAAAGTACATTTAGAGTAGCGGTTTTGTCATTTGGCATCTTAGCCAAAATGCTAGTATAAGGAATCCAAGAACTGCTAAAACTATGCGTTCCGGTAGCTAATTGGCCTCTGAAAGCCTCTGTGTAATTGGCTTCGCTTGCCAATTTATACTTTAATATATGATAGAAATCAGCTTTCGCAGTAATCGTTCCACCAATATACCCTGTTTTGTTGGCAATGGTCAAATTAGTCAATGCCGATAGCTCGCTAGCTCGTGGTATTGTAGGAAGCGTTACCTGGTCAACTGGTAAATCGAAATCTACCGGATAATACTTGTTAGTAGCGGTTGCTGACTCATCAGCATCCCATTTACTATACACGTCTAACACCAATGTTCCATTATCGTTATGATTGACATTGGTTTCCCACGAATGTGTAACCTGAGGATCTTTTGCTACTTTTCCTTCTAATGGGAATCTCGGTATTGCAGAACCAACATTGTAGGAGTATTCTGAAGAACTATTTGCGTGGTTTCTAAGATACAAAATTGCCTTAGGACCAGATACTGAGCTCCACATCAATGTGTTTCCGGATACGTTTCGGAACATTATCTGCTGAAATACTATTCTACTTCTATTTGCTGGTATAGATTGTTCCAATAAAAATATCAGGTTACAATAGTAATAGTATGCTGAATTGCTTTTACCCTTTTTGTAAACCGAGGAATCGTAATGGTTCCACGGACTCTGGTAACTTGCGTAAAGCAAGGATGAGCCAGAATGTTGAGAAATGAAATTACTTATGTATGAACTTAACGCCGTATTACCAGTATAAGCACTGCTTGATGGATCAGCCATAAATATCAACCTCCTTACTCAACATTCTCCTCATGTCTACTTATTCTAAAACGTGTTCCGTCATCAGAGACGCTTATACGCCAACGTTTATCGATCTTACTAGCGTCGGTAGAACCGTCTTCATTAATCTCGTCAGGAGGTCCAACAGATATCATTGCTGCACCAAGACCTTCTTGTCGGCCAGCAAGCCACGCTGTTAATGTATTAGTGTTCTCTATGAACCGCAAGTTACGAGCAGCCAGTCTCATTTTGAATTCTTCATTAGAATTTTCGTCTTCAGCAGTGATCGTTATCTCACCATTAGCAATTTTAATGTGCTGAGCAAGTGTGTTAGCGTCATTCAAATCATTCTGGACAGAACTCTCAAGCAAACTGAACGTTATAGCATTTGCTGCTATCTTGTCTGATGTTATAGCTCCGGCATCAATCTTATTAGCCGTTACTGCATTTGCTGCCAATTTATCGGTTGTGACTGCTCCACTTGAAAGCTCATTAGCCGTTATAGATTCAGCCATTATTTCATTACCGGTAATTGTATTCGCTGCAATCTGATTAGCAGTCAAACTTTTAGCTACGATCGCGGTACCATCTAATTTGTTCTTGTACTGCTCTTCATTAATGTGCTCGGCTGAGACTTCACTACCCGTTACGTTAAGCTGATAGTATAGACCATCTTCGCCTCGGATAATTAATTTGTCTGCTGCTATAGTGCCACCGGTAATTAAATCGCCGTGAATTTCTACGCCATTCAGTACGCCTGTTACAACGCCATCTTCAATTGTTACGTTGGTTAGCAATGCCGTGTCAACGAACATTCGTTCGATACCTGCTTGAGAAATGTTGGCTAAATCAATGTCTGCATAAGAAGCATCTAAACCATCAATTGTAGCAGTTCCAGCTTTTAATGTATCGATTGTTGCTTGCGTAATATTAGTAGCGTCCACACGCAAATATGCTGCATTCAGCGCATTAATTGTCGCAGTGTTCGTAAATAAAGACTGTATTGCTGCTGTCGTAATATTAGCCAAGTCAGCGTCTAATTTTCCGGTTTGCAATGCAGTAATATTAGCATTAGCTGCATTTAAATTAGCAATGGTAGCATAAGCAGCATCTAAACCAGTAATAGTTGCTGTTCCAGCTTTTAATGTGTCGATGAATGCCTGCGTAATATTTGCTGCATCGGCATCCAACTTGTTGGTTTCTAAATTATCAATATCGGCCTCAACTGCCTGCAAAGATTCGATCGTTGCATATCTAGCCGCTAAGTATGAGATAGTAGCGCTATTTGAAAACAGATTGTTTATAGCAGCCGTTCCGATATTAGCAAACTCAATATCAGCATAATCTGCGTCCAAATTGTTTACTTTTGTCTGGACATCGGAATAACTATTGTAGATTTCTTCTACAGCAGCATTAATGTTTTCAACTAAATTATCAGTATCATCCAGATCATTAGTAACCTGATCGAGAATATCTCCGATAACTGCTGTTTGACTAAATCCATTGACGGTTGATGCCGTAAGTGATTTAGAATCTTTTCCAAAACTATATATGTTGCTCTGCGGATCCTGGAGATCGATGCTAATCCGTTTACAGTCAAAGAAATCGTCTACGTTGTGAGGCGTTGAGACGATCCGTACACTGTCACCAACATGAATTTTCGTATAATCGGTTTCTAGCATAGCTAAATCGATCGCGCTAATATCAATGTTTATTGACAATTTTGCATTTTCAGTTAGATAATCGGTAGCCTTTGCCATGAGCAAAGCCGGATCCAAAATATCAGACCAAACATTAGTTCTGCATATGATTCCGTATAAAGCCTGAGAATCTGCATCATCAATGTAATCTTTTCCGTCGTTAACCGATGCAATGGTTGTATATACGGTTTTCTGAGCTGCTGAGTAAAAGTCAATCGTCGAACCGACACCTGTAGATGTAGGTTTTGAGTCCTTACCATATTTATTAACTATTTCACCCTTAATGGTGATGTTGTCATTCTTAACATCGCCAGTCCAAGTGCAAATTGTAGTATACGTCTCAGGATCGTTTAACGTTATACTAGCAACTCCAGACGTTTTTTTAGATTTGTCTGAAACCAAAATCCTAGCATACATCTTACTTGACGATAAGCCGCTCCAACTTGCAGTTCCTACTTTTGCTCTAATGCCTAGAGTAACAGTAATGTTTGACTTTTTGGTTGATTGGTTGATCGAGTTGAGTGCTACTTTAAGCTCTAACTGATAAATCGGAGAAGCAGCCCCATTTTTAGGATCAATGTCATCACTTTCTACGGTTCTAAGCACCGTCCCAGGTATTACTTCACTATTATTTTTTGGTTCGCTATAAGTACCACCCAACGGAATAAGCCTTGTAATCATCTTTTCTGCAGTAACATACTGTGAAAGATCAAGAATATTCTTTGCAAATCGTATTACCTGGCTATTAACGTTATTATAACTTTCGATGTAGTCCAAATATCTAACTCCGTTAGCATAACGAACCACGATGTGACCGCCATAAGCATCAACAAGATTGGAAAATATCACTTGATAAGTAGCTTCATAGCTAGGCATTTCAAATGACAATCTTTCGTCTGGAAGCACATCCACGGTTCCAACTGTAAATCGTTTACTCTCTGGAACCTGTGAATTATGCTGAGTAATCATAAGTGTCAAAAACTCAGCAATGGATTTGTTAACTATAACTTGTGGACGAATTACAGTATCTAATAAAAACGATAATTCGCTTTCACAAGTTATAACTTTGTTATTATTAAAATCTCGGTCTTCGTCGAGGACTCTTCCTTGAAATATCAATTCAGAATCGTCGAATACCTGAATAACCGAGGTCATTTTTTCTAAAGAATTGAATAGATTATTGTCAACTGGTAAAGTAAAACGAAACTGCCCCGCTCTATTGTCTTCACAAACTAACGATGTGTTATAAATATCATACCCAGTATGACTAAGACTAGGATGATAAAGAAGCTTATTATCAGCGTAAACTGTATACATTACAGTTTTCCTCCTCGGAACGAAATTGAAACGTTTCCACTGCCCTTAAGATTGATAATATCTGTTCCGCTTACATTAGTTCCAAAAATTATATCCGGGAAAGTTTTGGTGCCAACAGGCAAACTAAAATGCTTACCCTTAAATCCAATATCAATCGGATCACTATTTCCTGACGCTGTAAAAGTAGGAATTACAGGCATTCTACCAGTTGTTAAAGTATAGTTTGTTCCACCTGCCGTAGCTATTTTGGACTCGGTAGTGGATTCTTTTTTAAATTGGAAAGGCGCCAGGTCGTAAGAAATGGTAACACGAGAATATCTATCCCCGCTGTTCCATTCGTTCACACTAAAGCGACCCTCGTAATAGTATTCGTTAGGAAGCGGATTCTGCTCATTCTCCCAGCAATCATCTTCTAACAAATATACTTTTCCATGCTGGCCATGAAGATAGGCCATAATGTTTGAATATAAATTGTCCCAGGTAATAGCTGGAACTCTATCGTTTAATACCATAAAGTCCCAGCTACCACTTCTGTTGTTATAAACTACATAATTGTTCAAGGATTCGGTTAAGTCAATTGAACCGTTTGCTCCTGGAATATCAATAATGTTCGTCTTAGGAGAAGGGGGATTGACTACTGGCCTTGAAAGCGGTACTAAATGCCAATCGGTATAAGTATTAATACCGGTAGCATCGTCACCGATATAAAATTTTAAAGCATACATGATTATAGTATCCCCCTTCTATTTATCTGGTTAATCCACCACCAGAGTTTCCTCTGGAATATCTTTCTAGCTTAGCCGTAATGTAACCTAAATTCTTATCAATCTTAGGCGCCAGCTTACCAGCTAATACATTGCTGTCTAATAAGACGCTTATACTCTTATAAACGGTCTTCAAGTTTGCAACTTCCGTCTGCAGATCAGACAATTCTAGAACAATGGAACTAGTCGCTGTAGACATATTATCGTTAACTAAAACCACATCGTTATGAAGGTTGTCTAATCCGGTTCTAATAATCTCAGTTTCGTCTTTGTTATTCATTGACTGAGCTAGCGCTGAAACAAGTAAACTTGACCCGCCAGCACCAGCAGCTCCAATAGTAGTATTGCCGAATAAGCTTCGATATATACCAGCTGCTTCTTCAATATTAGTCATATCGACAACTGGTGTTATAACGAAGTTAGAACCGTCTTCGCCATTAGAATTCAGAGCAGAATTTATCATTCCTATAACAGAACCTAATTCGGTAACTGCTTGCTCTGTAGACAGGTAATCTCTCATTCCATGAACGATCGAAACGACTAGATCTTTTCCTAAAAGGCTAATGCTGCTCTGAGTCCCAGCAAATGCTTGCCTAATATCGCCCATTAAATTTTCAATACTTACAGATAAATGAATAATATCCGTTGCTACATTTGGGAAAATATCCGACATTTCTTTAATGTCTTTTACTTTTCCAAGAGCGGTTATAGCCATTTTGAATTTATTAAGACCTTCTTCGTCAATGTCCTTAGCGCTATCCGAGAAACCTTTTAAACCAGTTCCAAGAGCTTCTAAATTGTCAGACAGAACCTCCATATCGGTCTTCTTAACAATTCCAAATAATCCAGTATTAGTTTCACCAAGGTCTATACCATTCAATCTTTCGGTAAGTTTTTTAACTATGTCTATAACGGACTCGCTTCTGCTCAAATCAACTCCATTGAATGCCTCAATAAACAGCTTAAAAGTCTTTGCGAAACGAACTAGACCGGAATCTTCTGGAGATGTGACTTTAGTGAATATGCCTTCACCTTTTACTCGATCCTGGAATACTTCAATTCCGCTTAAGGTGTCCCACTGACCAGCACCAGAGAAAATGCTCTTTAAAACAGATACTCCGGCACCAATATCATTCTGTGCTGCGGCTAATGCACTAGATGCACTAGCTATTTGCTTGATTCTGGAAATATCATCCTCAGTGATGCCACCATTTCTAAGAACTCCTACGAACGAAGTAATGGCAGAACCGTAATCAGTTAAACCACTTGATAAAGTGGACCAGCTATGGCTTCCATCTCCGACTAGAACGTCTAACAATGACCATGTAGGAATGGACTTGAGCAAAGGTGTTAGCAATTCCGTTATCTTTTGCATTCTGGTGAACACAGTAAAGTCTTCATCTGTTATGGTGAAGTCTTTAGTCACCTTTACTAATTCTTTTCCATAAGCAGATAATCCTTTGCCTAAATTAGCAAAACTTGTAGTTCCCTTTGTTATTGAATCTAAACCTCCGCTTGTAGCGAAAGGCTGCAACGATGTAAGAAATGCCGAAATAGCGTCTAACTTACTAGAAGCGTCCTCTGGGTATTTTGCAATGGAGTCAAAGAAACCATTCTCTCCTGCCAGAGCAAGACCAAATCCATTAATATCATTTCCAGTCTTTACTAGCTTAGAAGTATCGACTTTAGCCATTTCCTGAGCAGTAAATGCGGTAAGCAGTTTGTTGATACCGGTTCCAAACTGTTCCATTTTGTTTCCGGTCGTAGCGTCACTTGAAGAATTAATAAAGTCTGTAAACGGTTTAATCTTTTGCCCAAATCCAGATAAATTTTCAGCAATAGACGGCATATGAGCAGCCCATGTATCATAATATCCAGATTCAAATCCGCCTTTAGCTCCTCCAGCTAAACCGCCAAAGAATCCGCCAAGTGCACCACCAGCCTTCGTAAAGACTTCAACACCTTTATCAAATGCCCCTTCTTCAAATTTATTTCCAAGAGCACCAACAGCAGCTACCATTGTAGCCATTAGTATCGCCGTTTCTGTAATAGCTGCTATTCCAGCAGTAAGTGCTACAAATCCGGTCCCAAGGCTTCCCGACATAACAGAACCTATACCTGCCGCAACAGCCGTCATAGCTGCTAATTCAACAAATATCAAGCCCAATGCTTCAGCTTGTTTTATCATCTTCGACGCATCTAAGCCGTCCATAGCCTTGAACTGTTCAACAACTCCAATAAGAACTAACATTCCAGTTCCTAATATCATTGCTGCTCCTAGAACGGCGCCTAAAGTAAGTCCTTTAGATATCAATCCAACGGATACTATTAATCCAGCAATAGATCCTATGGCAATAGCCAAAGATCCGGATACCGCTAACAAACGTTTGCTGTCGATGTTACTCTCGGCCAATTTCTTAAGAGTTTGCGCCATTATGATAACCATGGCCACAATACTAGTGACCAATATCACCATCGGAGCCACTCGTAATGTCAGTCCTACATGATTTAAGAACTTTAACATTAAAGATAGCTCAGCAATAACAACTGTTATTCCAGCAAGACCTTGAGTCATCTCCCAGAAATCCATTTCGCCAAGAATCTTAATAGATCCAGCAATAGCCAATAATAAAGCAGCAACTCCGAGCATACCCTCTAAGGATATAATTACACTTGCGCCATTGGCCTTAGCAATTCCGGTTGACAAATTAGCCAAACTCTTTATTACCATCGAGAAAATACTTAAAGCAAGCATTCCTCTAACAGCTACGCCAGGATCCATAGATCCCAGTAAACGTACACAGTGAATTATCAATCTAATAGCAATTGCTAATCCAATTACAGTTCCAAAACTTGCCCAAACCGTTCCTGATGCTCCACCAAGTGAACCAAGTGCACTTGTCAGAAGTTTAATAACTCCGATTAAAGCAAGAATTCCACTAAGCTGATCGGCCCAGTTTACTTTAGAAGCATAAACTATGGTATCAATGATAGTTTTCAATGCTGTTGCAAACGCTGCGATCGATAATGCAGATCCTATGGATTTAATTTCGCTTAAATGCTCGGTTATTTTGAGCAACGCTATTATAGCCCCAGCCATAACTAGTATTGCACCAATGTTAATCTTGACATCCTGTACGGTCTTTAATGCATTAGCCATAATTCCAATCGCCGAAGCAATAGCTAGAACACTAAGAACTAGCAAACCAATAGAAGTCGCTGAACTTATTCCACCAACATTTTTAGCAGTAAGCAATACCTCAGTTAGAACAAATCCAACAATTCCGAAAATTATAGCCATCGAAATTAATCCGCGCTGCAATTTTTGTGCATTCATTTGACCGAGAACATAAACGGCAGCTACAATAACTCCAATTAACACAGCTAAAGACTTAACGAACGATGTAAGCTCTGATACAAAACCAGACGCCGTACTCTCACCCTTTGTCCAGCTTTTAATGAAACCCTTCAACGCGCCAAACACGGATCCGGCTTTCATAAGCAATCTAAACGTAGCGAATAAAGTAGCTAATTCTAAAATGACTCGTCCAAAATATTGGATTTTATCTACAGCTATTTCGGCTCCTTTAAACACTATAGTTTTAATTGTTTTAAACAAATTAAGGAAAAAATTGCCAACAGAACCTATTAATGGTGATACTTTATTGTAGGCATTAATCAACCATTCCCATAATTTATTTCCTTTTGTTTTAACCGTATACAATGCTTTGTCACTTAATATCTTTGCCATTCCAGGTAAGAAACCGCCAACTTTCTGCCAATCCATACTCTGGAGAGCCTTACCGAAATTATCAAAGAATCCGGTAATATTGCTTTGTATCTCGGACAAAGAAGGCATTTTGAAATTATTTACAAAATTAACAATTCCATTGCCAAAATTCTTAATTCTGGTCCATGCTTTTTCTACTAATGGCGAATTAGCGATCGCTGTAACAGCTCCTAAGAAACTAGTTACAATATTACTAAAGAAATCTCCTACTTTATCAAAAGAGAAATTTCTAAACCAATTTCGAATATTCTCTTGAATCTTGTGAAAAGCATCCCCAATTTTATCGATGAAATCGGAAACTCCTTTATAGAAATCTCCTTGTTTAATTTCTTCCCACCATGAAGAAATAGCATCTCCAATACCTCTGAAAATATTGGAGAATAACTCTTGAACCTTCCCAGCAATCGTGGAAAGATTGAATATTACTTCCTCAGCAATGTGAATCAGTGGAGACAAAACTACTCCGATAATATTGATTCCGACTCTTAAGAATGTTCTAATAATCGACAATCCAGATCCAAGTAGACTGAAAACAGTCTTAAATGTTTCTTTAAGATTGTTAGCATACTCATCGGTAATCTGTATTGACATTCCAAAATTGTAGAATGTATCTATCCAACCAGAAATCGTCTCGGAATCTATACCGAAAACCTCGTTCCACGCTTCACTAATAGCTCCAGTAATTTTCTTAATTTGCCTTACTATATTGTAAATGGCATCTAAAAGTTTGGCTCTTCCGCCTTTGCCGGTTATAGACTCAAGCATGTGGTCAAAGAATGGAACGCTAACACCAATGTCGTTCAATGCTTTTTTCATTGTTTCGGCATTGATTGCACCAAGCTCGGTAACACGTTCCAAACTTCCATATTGAGCAATTAAATCATCTATGGTTCTGAACGAGTCGCCTTCTTCCGCTGCTTTTTCCAAACTCCCATATTTAGCAATTACTTCGTCAAACGACAATCCTAATTCCGACAAGCCAACATTACCTTCTCGGCATGTTTTTACTAAAGCATCTTCGAATTCCTTAACGGTTTTGCCACTATATTCAGTTACGCTTTTCAAAAAATCAGTATATTCGTCTCTGTGGTATAAAGCGGAATATAAAGTGTCAGCCAAATCACTAACCGGACCAGCAAATGTTGTCCATAATTCATTAGCTAAATCAGTCCATAATTTCTTAGCATCCTGATAGTCACCAAATATATATTCAAAAATTCTAGTCCATTGTGAACTTGTGGCATCTCGGGTAGCATCCATTGCTTCCGAGAATGTTTTAGCCTCCTGAGCAGCCCTAAAAGCCGCTGGGCCTATTGTGTTGTATGCTTCGTAAAGTGCTTTTGCCTCTTCAACATTAATGAACAACTCATTGCCAATAAGCTCAAAATCTTCGGCTACTCCAGTAAATGTATGTGACCGAAATAGCCTATCAATTTCGGCCATAGTCTGAGATGCAGTATTGAAACCTTTTACATCTTGGATATGCTCAATTGCTCCAGCATAAGCACCATATTGTTGCAAAACTGCATTTAAAATATCAGTTGAAAACCATTTATTTGCCAGGGTTTCACTAAAGTTTTTGTAAGTCAAATATCCAGATTCAGTACTAAAACGATCGCCATTAGTCATGGCATATTGCATTACGCCATTGGCGTCTTCTCCAGCTTTCTTTAAAACACCATATGCTTCAGCAACATCTAATACCTGATTCTTGAACTCGACCGTAGCCATGTTAGCTAACTCGATCGATTTCCAGTCCATTAATTTGACATATCCTGCGCCCAGTGACTGTGCTAGGTTATACATTGCTCTGCTAGCACCCTGAACACCAGCACCGGATCTAGCTGCCCAAGTAGCAATACCCTTCATAGAGGTTACTGCTTCATCAAGTTGCACACCAGCTGCTGTAAATTTACCAACATTATTCGTCATGTCGGTAAAACTATACGAAGTTTCGTCAGAGAACCAAGCTAAACTCTCTAGCTGTTCGTTAACTTCTTCAATCGTTTTACCAGTTGAAGCCATAATAGTCTGAACAGCAGACGTTTTCTCCTCGTATTTGCTCCAACCGGCAGTAACCTGGTTAAGAGCCAAATCATTAACTAACCGTTTCCCTAAATTGATAGCTGCATCAGTTAGTCTTTCAAAAACTCTTGTTCCTATAACATACAATGCATCGAACTGAATTTTTACTTTTTCAATGCCATTTTCTGTCTCTTTAAAAGTTAATTTCTTAGAAGCGGAGTCGAGTTCTTCCAAACCCTTCACCGCTCCTGTGAAATTTAATTTTCCTTTGAGCTTGTCCAAGGTGGACATGGTAGTATTAGCATTGCGCTCAAAGTCTCTATTGTTAAAACGCATCTCAACAACTCTGTTGTCAATGGTTGTGCTCATATTACTTTGTCACCTCTTTCCAAGCATCATCCGCTATCCTGTCAAATATTGGCTGAATAGCAGGATTTATGTAATCTCTTCCTTTTACATAGCCACCGTTTCTAGTAGCATGGCCATATTGCAAAAGAATTGCTATTGGGGCCCATCCTTCGCCTAGATTTGTATTGTAAAAACTTATGGATACTGACCCCTTGGATTGTTCGATTCTGTACTCCCAACTGGAAGCAGTCAAACCGGAATCTTTTGGAGTAGCCTTAGCTAATGCTGCTACTCCTTCTCGACCGTACTTGTCTAATTCTCCTATTTTGAATTTTTCTCTGGCTTTTTCTAAAAAACCAGTGATTTTACTAAAATCGCCTTGTTGAGAAAACTCGATCATTAAAGATCCCTCCTCAATGGTTAACCAGAAGTACCAAATTTCTTTCTTCTGGCTGCATTAATGGCCGCGTTTCTAGAAGCAATCTCTCGTTTAGACATCTTTCTATTTGGTTTGCCACCACTGTTGTTAATATTACAAACCCTGATAAGCATCAACAAACGATTTAAGTGCCATTTCTGGAATTCAACAGGTATATTCAATGCGATCATCCAACTATATATAACCTCTGACGTAATAGGCTTCTGTCTCGTATTGCTTTGTTGCTTATCGTCAAGAGTTGTAATAGTTGTAGCTGTCATTGGATCGTCTATGTATTCTCGAATATCTTTTAAATCTTTTACCGATAATCCATAGTACACATTTTCGTCTACATTCTGAGTAAGGGTCATGCATTTAACATACTCTAAAACTTCTTCATTAGTTTTGACATCGTTTTTATTGTTTGTAATAAATGGTTTGTGGTATTTGGCCTCCCATTTCGATACGGAAACAAGAGAATGCTCAAGACATAACGGTGTGTCCTTAAAACGAATGAACTCCTGTTTCTTTTCGTCCCAAAATTCTCCACCTTTGATTAAAATCTTGAGCATGCTCTGAAACCTCCATTACTGTCTATCTAAAGCTTCGTCTACTGAAATGTGCTCAGGCAATTTCTCTGAAATATCAGCAGGAACGATAGATCTTAAGAACGTTACAGCAGAATCTTCGTTTGTTAATAAATCCATAATTAACTCTGAGTAGGCTTCTGTCTGTTCAAATTCAGTAGACATTTCTTCTGACTTGACGAAACGCTTACCATCATCGGACTTCATGCCATAAGCTTTCAGAATAATTTTCTTAAATACTTCGACTAAAGCTGGAGCATCTGAAGTGTTAACAATTCGTTTAATCATCTCAGTAAAACCACCAGCAGTGCCCATCTGAAGTTCAAACAGTTCTGCTTTGTTCAGATTGAAATAAAAATCTTCTTTTCTTTCATTACCGTTATAATCGGTATAAGTAATAGTCTTTTTTAACATGTTAAAAATTCTCCTTTTCTATTTTTCTTCGAAAAAAAAAGGGCTCGAAAAACTTACGAGCCCTTAAAATATCTTATTAACCTAATAATTCGATAACCTTAGCTGGCAGAGGCAGTGCTGAACCGGCAGCACTCTGACCATCAGAGCCATACAGATAATTTTCGAAAGCAGTTAATTTAGTTGAATCGACTTTTGTAGAATCAACAATAATATGCGCAGTAGGCTTGAAACCTTCACCAGCACTAATTGGAGTGGTAGTAATTTCCCAAGAGAAAGTAATAGCATCCGGATTATCATTGATTGTCTCATAGTTCTTATCGGAAGGTGAAGCCATTGCTCCATAAACCAAATGAATCTTATATCCAAGGTCTGAACCAGCAACATCGTTACCGATCTTAGTACGGTATGAGAAGCCAAAAGTCTTTCTTGGCTGCTGGCCAACGACAACACCAGTAGCTAATTCCTTTTCGCCATTGCATGCTGCGAATTCATCTGGATAAGTGTATGCCTCAATTGTTGCACCAAACTCTTCAGCTGAGAATAAGTTCAAATATTTAATGTTATCTGCATATAATGCATTTGCATCAGCACCAGTAGGGTTTTCGTTTACTGCGGTAAGACCGTTCCAAGCAACACCAGCACCATAAGTGTTGTTAGTATCGTCATATACAAAAAGGACACCCTGGTCTACACCAGTTTCAAAAAAGTGTTGACCAGTCTGGTCCCAAACTAATCTAGCCATTAATTATTTACCTCCTAATTATAGTAAATTGTAAAAACATCATGATTCAGATTATCTGCTGTGTAATGTCTATCATATTTACACATTGGAAAATGTTCCAGAATTGCATCGACGTATTCAGTGTCAGGATCTGGATCAATTACGGTAACCTGAAATCTATGATGGCGCAAATAATTTAAATTATCTGCTTTAATATTGTCTATATCGTCGCGAAAATAGACAATTGCTGGATACTTCATCTTGATTGACTCGGGAGGCTGAAAATATACATGATCGGATCCTAAGATGTCAACCAGCTCCTCGTGAAGAGCTAATCTATTCTCCATCATTGTAAACACCTCCCAGAGTCAACATTAATCTAGGGTATTCAACTGTAACACTTTGGATCTTCCATTTGCATCCCATAAATGTTACGTATTTCATATAACCAAGATTCTGATTGGCAAAAGTATCGGCTATTATGCTTATCTGATTTGTAATGTTCAAATCATCATTCAACTTACTTGCATTCTGCCAACTATATCCAGCTCTGATCACATCGCCACGATAAGTTCGCTCAGTAATATTGGACGACCAAACCCCAGGACGGGTTTCAGTAGTAATATCAAAGCCTATTTTACCGTAAAACTTTGCCATTTTGATTTTTTCCTAATTAGCTGGCAGCAGTATATGCAACTGCACCAGTAGCAGCAGTATAAGCTACTGAACCGCCATTGATGACCAAGGTAATAACGCCATTAGAAGCGCTTACCTTTGTAACAGTAAATAAAGCGCCAGAATTATCTACAACAATGGCGCCTACAAACTGCTGAACCGGAATATTCGTCGGAAGGGTAGCCTTGCCTTCTGCGTCTAAAGAGATTGCAAAATTACCATTTTCTAAACGTAACTTCATCTTATCTTACCTCTCTTCTTAATTAGTTATTATATGAGCTAGGCTCAACATCATTGTTGTTCGGAGTTACCTGAGAAGTAGCCTTCTTCAGTACGATTGCACTCTTAGGTTTAACCAGTGCACCAGAGCAACGAGTTTCGATTAAGTACTTCTGAGCATTGTAGTCAATGTCGAAGTCATCGAATAAGTTAATAGCGCCACCCTTGTCAGCACCTACATAGTAGTCGTTTAAGTTAACGATAACACCATAGAAATCTGTTGGGATGATTTCATCAGGAACTTCTACGATTTCCTTAACTCTTAACTTGGTAGCCAGTTCAGCTTCAGTCTTGTATAAAGAATGGCCGAAACCGTCTTCAAGCAGTAACATGTCAGACAGCATATCTGCACCAATGTACAGAGTAGGTGAACCAGAACCTCTGTAATCCTTACGAGCTTTGATAGCAGCACGAATGCAGTTCTTAGCAGTTTCATCAGCATCTGAACCAGCTGTTACGTTAGCATAGTAAGCATATAAACTAGACTGAGTATCCTTTACGATAGGACGAATGTTAGCTTCGTTGATCTTGTCATCAGTTCCAGCAGTTCTGCCATCACCAAACAGGAAGGCTCTAGCTAATTCCTCATCCAGCATCAGTCTCATTTCAGACTTCAGCCAAGCTACAACATCGAAATCGGTGATGTCAACTACATCATCACGATCAAGTTTCTGTTTCTTGTAAACAGTCTGAGGAGTAGTGCTTCTCTTTAATAAAGCAAATACTTCTTCTTTCTTCAGGTTGCCCTTAATGTAGCCTAAAGCTCTGGCTTCATCGCCAGTGATGTCAGCATGCATAGATTTGATTCTTGAGAATGGTGTATGGTGAACAGCACTCATAACCTTCTTGACCCAAGTCTGATCTCTACCCATCCAATCAGGGGTATTGGTTACATTCTTAGCTTCTGGGAACAGGTATTCGATATCAGTAATACCATGCTGTAAGGCAGCTTCGCTCAGTGAGCCATAACGCTTGCCATCGTTAATAATTGCAGTCATCTCAGAATGACTTAAAACATTTTCGTCATTCTTTTCATCGTAATCAAAGACATTCTGTTTCATTTCGCCTTCTTCATCCTCCTCTGTTACTCCACTATCTTCCAGTGCCTGGCCAATTAACGCATAAACAACAGTCTTCTGTTCTTCAGTTAATTCGTCAAAGACATCCTGAACAGTCTTTTCTTTTGCCACTTTCTTTTCCTCCTCCTGCTTTTCTTCCGCATCTGCATGACTTAATTCAAGCGGCTCATGCATAAAAATAACACCTTCATCGTTTTCTTCGGTGTCATCATCACTGTGTTCCAAAACGGTGTCAATGTAAGCACCAGGATTAGCACCTGCTAAGACCAGACTAACTTCTCTAATAGCACCATGCATAACATTCTTGCCGTCTTGCTGTAATTGATTAGCATAAATGGAGAGTGAGGTTACATCTCCATGCTGAATCAGATTCTTTGCCTGTTTACCTGGAACCGTATCGTTCAAATATCCATACGTATACACACCTTCTGGTTTGTTAACTAAAAGAGCGTGACCAACTACGTTTAATGGATCATTGTGCTGGTGGTTCCATACCAGAGGAACAACTTTGCCGTCATCATGAGCGAATGCTCCCTGCATAATGGTGCGTCCATCGCTGCAACGGATGTTGTTTCTAGTAGCCCAGCCACTAAAATCATAATTTTGCTCCATTTTGAACTTTTCCTCCTAACTTTACATCAATTCACTAATCGGAGTACTCGCAAAGTCAAATTCTTCCTCTGACGAGTTTCCTTCGGCAACAGCACCGGGTTCTACAGGCGCCATGCCACTCTGAGCCTCAGACTGATTTAGATTCTTATTTCTAAGCTCATCAGCATTTGGATCAGCAGAAGGTTTTAATCCTACAATTTGTCGAATTTCGTTAGATGACATAATTTCATTTCTGGTAAATGTATCAGCTATTGTTGCAATTTCATTAACTGGAACAAGAGCAAACGGATCCCTGAAGAACATAACCGATTGATTCTGTTTTCTCGCGGTTTGGCTAAGGAATTTACGCTTAACTTCGTCGACGATGGCTGATACCATAGGCTCAATAGTACGTGTATAGTAATTAGTCATTTCTTTCTCATCAGCGGTACCATTTAATATCTTTTCACTCATTCCTAACTGGCTATAAAGCATACTCGTTAAGTACTCGATCTGAGACATTAAATTGTTTTCCAACGGACGATTAAGCTGAGTAATTCTTTCCGTGCTATCAATATAGGCAATACCATACTTCGATCCGGTAAGCTGATCTTCAATAGACTTTCTACGTTCAGCAGCTTGTTTCTCTCTTGCTTCCGTCTTAATTACATACGGCAACTGGATAATCATATCCAATTTGCCAGAACCACTTTGTTCATCTACGTAATCTAACAAACTCAGTTTTCTGATAAGACGTTGCATTGTTGAGTTTGGCTCGTTAACCACTGCGTATAAAGGGTTTTCAATAATTGCCACCATGGTTTTTGGAAGGGTCAATTCCTCTCGCTGCCCGGTGCGGTCATTGTATAAACGTACTTTAACATGCCGTGGATACCAACCAATTATCTTTGCAACTCTCATCGTTTTTATACGATATGACTCTGTCTTCATTGGGTTTATTGTTGTGTCAACAGGCACTAACGCAACACATCCCTCGTCAAGAAGAGACATAACAATATCTTGTACAAAGGCTCTACCTGTCTGGTCGATATTAGCCTCAAGATTGAAACAATCGTTCAAACTTGAATCAATAACTTCAAGAAACTTACCTTCTTGGTCTACTCTGACATGCTTAATATCAATGCCAGCGACGTCAAGCGCTATTCTATTGTATAACGCGGTAATTATGGTTTTCTCGTTGCCACCAGTAAACCTTGGTCTGTCGGGTCGAATATATGACTGAATCCCAAGATCTTTATACTCCAAAGTAGGGTCTCTATTAAAAAAAGCGTTCCAAGCTTTTTGGAACCGATCTATTAAGGCCATATAATGTACCCTCCTAAAAACTATTTATTGTTCATTGCAGACGCATACTTTCTAAGTTCTAACTTACTTTTCTGTTCTGCTTTTTTATTTGCTTTGTCTAGCAAATCTTTATAAGTGTTCTCCCATAAGTACTCTCCGTACTTGTCTACCTTATCTTCAATTTCTTGTTTCTGTGCATCTGTAAGTTCAGCACCGTCCGCGGTCAACGAGTCTATTAAACTCTGTCTATAACGTTCCTTTTCGGCAGATTGTCTTTCACGATAATAAGACTCATACCGACGTTTATCAGTTTCAAGCTGTTTGTCCATCCTAGAAGCTTTATCGTTATACTTTTCTACGAGTTTCTTCTGCTGCTTTTCCTTAGATTCATTAATATTCAAATACTTTGAAACTGCGGATTTGCCTCTTGAAACGGCTCTAGACCCCCTAGAAGATTTACCAGAACTTGTAGATGCGGTAGACGATGAGCCAGAAGATGCTGCTTTACCAGATCCATTCTTAGAATTATTCCAAGCACTTACCCAGCTTCCAGTCTCGGCTCTAGGAGATGAACTAGGCTTAGACCCGTTGTTCAGATCATCCTCGTAGTAGTAACGATATGTGCCATTAGACTGCATCTCTCTGTAAACATACTTATGGTCTTTACTTTGATAACCTGGATTTGGCATAAAATATCATCTCCTTGCTCTACATCATACGTTCTATTTCTAGTAAATATGACACGGTTTCTTTATCGGTTGGTATGTTCAGCTCTTTTGCTCGTTCAAAAATGTATCTCTTGTATGCTTCTTCATGCTGTTTTTTTAATGATTCATACTGATCACTATGATTAGCAAAAGCTCTATTCATGCTGGAACGTACTGACAGCATACTTTGCCATTTCTTTTTACTTTCATCAGTCCACAAATGATCTGCCATCAAACGATGCACCATTCCAAAAGAATTCGTAATCTGTTCGCTGTTAAGCTTTGATGCAGCTTTTTCAAGCACATCCATATAATGTCCATCGAACAAAAGTCCGACTACATTTAATTTAAAGTCATTACTATTATTAGTATCTTCAGAACTCGAATTATTTTTCCAATTGGTCATCAATGACTTAATATAACCGGATTTAACTGATGAAGGAGCTTCGGCGTTAAGCAACGTACTATTAAGATCATCCAAATAATCTTTTCTTAATGTTTCATTACCAATCTCAATCAAACGATTCCTTCTTTTAGTAGTCATAAAAGGGCCGTCAATCTTAGTGACACCTTTTTGTGGATCATAGCCGTATCGTTTCTTGCCTTCTTCGGTTAATGTACCATCTTCGTTTTGATAGCGTCGAACACCCCATTTTTGGCCTTTTATGCCCCAATGATATAATTCATTGTTCATGATTAACTATACCTACTAGCCATTGAATCCATCAAATATCTTTCGCCCATCGTTATATTAGCTCCGGTCAACAAAGTCTTAGTATTTAAATCTCGATAATTCTTGTCAACAACTGAACCAGCTTTAATATACTTTTCATTTAACTTATATTTTTGAGCGTGTTTATAATAATTTGATAACTGTTGGCTATTATACGAACTGTTTTTGTATATGTTCTTCAACAGCTTGTTTTTTACTGACTTGGCTTTGTTTGAATAATACTTAGCCTTGTTTGCATTTTTCTTTACTTGATAGTCTATATGACGAGAAGCGCCAAGTTTATGAATACCCTTATACTTTGTTCCGGTCAACCGATAGTCAGTAATATTTTTTCTCATAGTTTGGAATAATGTCGTTGGATTATCATTATACCCGTACCTTTTCTTTCCTTCTTCGGTTAATGTACCATCTGGATTTTGGTATCTACGTATTCCCCACTTCTGACCTTTTGTACCGTAATGATACAGTTCATCATTAGCCATTGTAATACCTCATAAATATCATCTCCTTGCTCTAGCTGTTTTTAGCCATCATAGCACATTTCAAACTGCATTATCTTCGATTAGAATGACGATTATAATAAGCTTCGTCCCTAACTCTGCCTTCAGCGTCATCGTCTAATATTTCACGATTTTGTCTTGTAGTCTTAATATTCTTTGCTAGATTGTATGCACCTTTAGCAAGAACTACACCAGCTGAAACCGCTCCTATTGTAGACAAAACTGGAAGCAATGCAGCTTGTCCACTTAAAAGCATAGAACCTTTAAGAGCCGCCACTGAAGCTTTTCCTATTCCAGAAAGTTTCATGCCAACCGAAGCGGCAATTTTACCAGCATTGACAGCTGTGCCAACACTACTTAAAAAAGCTGTTCCAGCTGCATTTCCATTAGCGGCTAAAACGGTTGCATAAGCGGCAGGTGTTGCAATACCAGCAATTCCAGCCTTAGCAATATCTCCGATAGTTTTTCTAGCAACTTTTCCGTAAGATGAATTTTTTCTCAAACGCTTACGGCCTTCGTCTGTTAGTGTACCGTCTTCGTTTTGAAAACGACGTACTCCCCACTTCATGCCTTTAATTCCATGATGATAAAGTTCGTACTCGCTATCAGGAATATCATACGCCTTATAATTTTTTTCCATACATTAAACCTTCCCTACTCAAATGAGTCTTTATTCGCTTTGTAAGCGACATACGCGTCAAGCATAGCCGCTACAGCATCAATTTTCTGATCATATCTCTTCTTATAAAGTTTCCTATTGCCATTAGTATCCTCAAGAGCAATGCAGTTTCCCATTGTAAACGTCATTAACGCCTCATCAAAAAGAAGAAGCCTCTGTTCAGCAAGCTTCTTCAATTCGCCTAAAGGAACTGACTCAGTCTTTGATCCCTGGATTACTTTTTCGATACCATACGGACCGTTCTCAGCAGACCATCGTTCAACAAACTCCTTTGCATTATACGGGTCGTACCCAAATGCACGAACATCGTATCCACAATCAATAATGTGCTGATCTAGATCCTCGTATACGGACATCATGTCCAATACAGTCCCTTCTAATACCATTAAACTTCCCTCATTTATGAATTCCTCATACTTAAGTCGAAGTGCCCCAGGAAGTTTAGACAGGGTTAATGAAGTAATATAGTTCCTAGTCTTAACTCCAAATGCTCCTCGCCCAAGTGGGAATAAGAAAGTAAAAGCACAGAAGTCGTCGCCTTGTGACAAGTCTGCACCAAGAGCGCAAGGCATTTGCCAAAAGTCTCGTTTCTTATGTGGTAAAGTTTCTTCATAAGTAAAGAAATATGTATAGCCTTCTGTTGGTATGCCGAAACGTTTTGCTAGAATATCATTCCTAGCTGCTGGGGCTTTCTCAGCTCTCTCAACGTCAAGCTGATAGGTCTCATAGCTAACTGTGTGACCAATATTCGGGTTCGCTTTGATCCACATTTCAGGATTAGCCACTTCGTCAACCGAGTCTAGTTTATACCACCAAATTGAAACATGTGGGTTAACATACTCACCTTTTAGAATACTGGCTAATTCCATTTTAACAGTGTCTCCTGCACCGTTTCGTACTGTACCTTCAGAACTGGCTGCAATTATGATGTAGTCAATGTTGTCGACCTCTCCCTTTGCAGCACCTTGCTCAAGTGCACCAATTACGTCTTCCCTAATATCTCCGGAAAGCCATTCGTCAACGGTTGCAATTTTACATCTTAGACCTTGGAGTTTATCGATCCTCATAGGTCTGATCTCAAGCAAAGAATTCGTTAAGAAATTCTCGATTCCTTTTTTCGTTGATGCTAGCTTCTGACGATCCGCTTTTGATCCAGTAGTATTCTGAATAGACCCATCCGTCAAAAATTTGAATAGCGGGCCTCTAGCTCTGACTATTGACGTTCTGATTGGTGATAGAACCTCCTCAGCCAATGCCATCGTCGGAGCTGTTGTAACCTGATGTGTGGTTGACGTGTCAATGTTCAGATAGAAGGACTGCCAACAAGAAAGGTACATTGACTTGGCACCACCTCGGCCCAAAATAATGTACTGTTTATTAACTAAACGTTTTTTAATTCGCTTGTTGACATACCTGCCACCATGACCATTCTCATTAGGTACAAACACGCTTCGCTCAACGAAGTAATACCATCCCATCAGCTGCTCTCCCCACAACTTAAATGAGTCGAGAAGCTTCAAATCAGATCCATCAGTTAAGGTTAGCTCATTCTCGCAATAACGGATCCAGCCTTCAACTGCCTGATCATCATAGTAATACTTGGGATTACGTATCAACTCGTCAATACGGTTCATTTCCATAGAGATTTCTTGATTGACTACGATGTCACCTCTTAAAACAGCATTACGAAATTGGCCGTAATAATAAGGTGTCGCCGTATTTGATAATGCCATTTTGAATTCTCCTTTTAAATTCTAGTCTTTTGGTTTCTTATTCTTGTCATCGTTCTGATTATTATTGTTGTTCTGATTCTTATCTTTGCCGTAACTTATAACATCCGGATTAGCCTTCAGATACTCGTACTGACGCTTATTAACTTCGGCATCGCGTAGATTCTGGTAATAATCTTTTTCGCGTTTTGCCTCACTGTATACATTCGGAGCATCAGGCTTCTCAAATATACTTTTAATGTAATTCATACCGGCGTTAATGGCATAATCTTCAAGCTTAGGAACGAGTTTCTCTCGCAAAATGTCTTTAAATTTTTCACCTCTAGTTTTTATTCGAGGATTAATATTAGCGAGATTGGTACGAGCTTCAATGAATTTCTTCTCAATAGCCATTCTTTCAGTTAATCTCTCAAGTTCCTCGTTGCTAAATCTTGAAAGATCATACTGACGTACATTTTTTCTCTTCTCTTCCGCTGCTTTCTTAGCCTGTGCAGCCATAGCTCTTTCCTGTCTAGCCTTTACTCTAGCTTGAACTCTGGCTTCTCGAGCTTTTGCTCTAGCGGCTGCTTTGGCTGCTTTAATTTTTTCTTTTTGTGCTTTGGTTGTGGTAACCCGTCGTCTAAGTTTCCCTAGTTCGGTGTAAGTCCCGTCGGGATTCTGGTAAAGACGTTTACCATGTTCCATTCCTTTGGTTCCAAAATGAAACAACTCATCATTCATACTAGGAATCCTCCTCAAAAATCTTTTCCGGACCAGTCTCGGCTCTTAACCGCCAAATGCACTCGTCCTTCATTTCTTTAAAAGACTGAGCCGTAGTAGAATTTGCTGGTGGATCGAAAATCATTTTAACCGAGAGATAAATGAAATTGATGACTAGCTGAAGTTTTGTAAAATCTTCTCCAACATAATCGGACCAAGTCTCATCTGCTCCGGAGATTAAAAAACCATCTTGTGGACCAACACCAGCCTGACGGAGAACCATTATGGCACCATTAATATAAACTACTAATTCTGAATCAAACGGATTCTCACTGGGATCATCAGTCATGATTCCTCCAAGCATACCGCGAATAGTCTCGAGTATGCTGCTATCGCTATCTACCATATTAATCTCCTTTCCTCCACAATAAAGTATCGCCAGGATAACGCTCGCTAAAAGAAAAACGATGCAATATGCTATCGTCTCCGTAATGAATTGCACGATGCATGCCCTCAGATACGCATACTAAATTATCCAGATTAAATAGTTTCCAATCACGGTTAACTATGTCCTCCGGAAATATTGGATTGATGTGATGAATTATCACTTGACCGGCGATCTCATACTCATCTAACCCGAACTCACATCCGCTATCTCGTATGATCACCTGTCTACGTACATTCTTCCACTCGGTTGAGTTATAGAATGACTGGTTCATATATCTATCGAACCCGAAAGTCTCTCTGCCAACACTTCCGTCTAACTTTAAATAGTTAAACCGTTCCTGTATTGTCGGAAACTTTAGCATCTCGCTATAACTCTTCATCTTCGTCTTCCCCACGATACATCTTCATAGCACTTATTGCATTAGCGTAAAGTTCTTCAATACGCTTCTGCGACTTTAGTGCCTCAGTCTTTGCTTTTAATAGCTCATTCTCCTTTTGCAGTTTTTCTTTTTCCATTTTAGCCATCGTTGTACCAAGTTTTAAGTAATGCGTGATCACTGAAGAGGACGCAGTACCGTTTCTTAGCTGATCTTCTGCCAAATCAATAGCCAAAGAAATCATTTCATTCTCTCTCGCCTCTGGTGTCGACGCTGGCTTGCGTTTACTGGTATGACTTTCACCAGACATTACACGACCTTTAGGCATCGTTATCGCCCCCTTCTATCCAACATTAATATAATTTTTAGGACACTTGTATAGGTATTAGGTGAGACTTTTAAGGTGAAAAAACGAAATCTAGAATAGAAAGGAGAAATAAAAACTGAAAAAAACCCTAAAAGCCTCGCCTAATACTTCTTCCCCCAATATCAGCAAACGATTATCGAAAACTCCCCCCGGAGGAAAATCAAAGAGGGCCGCGATATGGAGGGGGGTGCTTATTTTGCGACCCTCCCCCATGTCTGCTTATATTTGTTCAGTGTCCTGTTCTTCTATTTTCTCTTCTTTTTCTTCAATTTCTCGTGAAACTTTTGTGTACAAATTCAAAGTGTCAAGAGAAATGATTTCGTTTATTGCTTGTTCAATTACTTCTTTTTCAAGTTCTTCGCTCCAAAGATTTGAGACATTTGCTATTCTTGCTAAATAGGCACAACTATTGTATCCTTGCTGAACGTCATACAAGAACCATTGTTCGAATTGATCAAAGGGATCATAAGGATTGTCAAACGTCGTTAACATTGTTACTTTTTGTTTATTCGCCATCTTCATCATCCTCTTCATCTTCGTCCATTAGATCTTTCTTTCCAACATACTTTCTTACTGTCGTTGGCGAAATTCCCATATTTACTGCAATTTCAGCCAAGCTATAGTTTCCAGTATTGAATAGACGTTTTAATCTTGCAACTTGTACATTGCTAAGAGTTGTGTAGCTTCTTGGAGTTGCTCTTTCTCTTATGTCTGCTTGGTCTGCATATCTCATGATCTTTAGTAATTTAGAATGGCTTACTGCCCCAGCTTGGATGGCTTCCCATTCCTTATCGGTAAGCTTAAACGTATACCTATTAGACCCTGTTTCTACTCTTGCCTGGGTAAGAATTTGATCTTTGATCTTTTTCCAAAGCTTCTTATTCTCTCTTACCGTTGGATCATCTACTAAATAGTCTTTGATCCTAGACTTTGCTCTGAATTGTGCAGCTCTTTCTCTTGGCTGATTGCTTTCTGCTCTAGCAATCTTGTCGTCAAGGTCTTTTACTACATCCTTATAGTTCTTATAGGCTTCTTTGCTATACTCGGCATTGTCCGTATTTGCATACAGTGCTCTAGCTTCTTTAGCCATGGCCTTCAGACTGTTAGCATAGTCAGCATAGTAGTTCTCCATCTTAGTATTGTAGTCGGAGATTAATTCTCTAGCGTCAGGTGTAACTGCCATTTTAGTGGTTTTAGTCATTCGTTCTTGACGTTTACCTTTATCGTCAGTGTAGAATCTCTTATAGTCATCAGCTACTTTGTATTCTACTGAACCATCTGGAAGAATCTTAGGTGATCCTTGTCTTAATGGAACACGAGCTTCGGATCCAGCACGAGAAATGAGAGTACTTGCTCCACCATAACCATCGTCATCAGTGTGTTTCTGGTATTTACGTTTTAAACCAGAAATGTCGTTATCGATCTCACTTTTCTTATAGTCATACTCATGCTTTACAGCATCAATTACTACCATTGAGTGCTTTACAGCTCTGGCTAGTTCTGCCTCGGTTGCACCTTTTAGCGTCATATCGGTTATTAAGTTAGAAATTTCACCCATCTGACGCTGAACCATTGATTTTTTCATTCTTGCTGATGTTTCAGTACCAGGGTATTCTTTTCCTGGATCGAATCCTTCAAGACCTTTTAACTGTTTCTTACTGGCAATATTAACTCGCTCATTGTGCGGAATAACCATTACGGTGTCACCATCAAAGTCAGCTCCGGATAATCGATCAGCAACGTTCTTATTAATACCAACGGCATCCACTTTGTTAGATGACTTATCAATTATAGCATTGGCTTCTTTGTTATTATTGTTTACCGTTAATATAGGAATTTCAAAACGGCCACCATGAGGGAAACGAATAAGAGCTACCTGTTCTCCATTTTTGTAGTTAGGTGCAAATACTTCGTTATCCTTTAATGTGGTCATTGGTAAAATAACCTGATACTTCTGTCTAGGTAGAGCTGCAGCATCCAAATGGCATGCTCTTTTGTCACAGTCATCAGCAAAATTTAAAAGCATTTCTTTTCTTACGGTTGGATTGGTAATAGCTTTAATTTCTGCAAACTCGTTTATTCTTTCATTGAGTGTTACTTGCAATTGGTTCTTTGCAAATATGTCTCGCTGCTTAGATAAAAACTGAGATGGGAGACGATTTCCCCAAGAATCCCAATCTCCTTCTTCAGCTCTCTTATTAATAAGCGACAGTGACTCTCTTTCTCCAGTCTTTGGATTTATATATTTACCATTAGGATCCGGATAGAAACGTTGTCCACCTCTGATCTTAATGGCCGAACCAAACGGATTGTTATTGTGTTCATTTATTTGTTCAATCGGTTTTAAAACAGAATGCTCTTTGTCTGGACCGAGTACTGCGGTGCCTTTTGGCTTATTAGTGTTAAATATAACATCTACTCCTGGAGGCATATCTTTACCATCAGAATATACAGCCATTCCTTTAATATAGTGAGTTCCATTAACTAATATACGAACCTGAGCATAGTTTGATTCGCCTAAAGACAGGTCTTCTACATTTCTTCGAATTTCGACTAATCCATCTTTTGCAATACCGCCATCTTCTTTATATCTTACTTTAAGACGGCTAGGATCCATACTTTCAGGATATGTAAAAGCTGGACGAATTGTAGCGCCGTCATCAAGTGAAATATAGTCTTCTATTGTATGGATCTTGCTGTAATCCTTAAAATCTTCGGCTGGTGTGTCAGGGGCACCCAATAATTTTAACTTGGTCTTCTGATTCATATTTGTTACCTGACCCATGTCACGATTAACGATCTGATAACCTTCCTTCTGTAACAAATATAGAGCATCATCAAATTTGCCTCTAGACACGTGCAATGGATTAGCTTGCTCTGCATTGGAGCCAACGTCAATGATACCTTTTTCAGCAACTTGGTCTTTTAAAAAATCGACCAAATATCGGGTCGTTCCTAAACTCTCTTCTGTTCTTGACAAAATATTACGGACAGAACTTTCATTCTTAAAGCCAAGCTCTTTAGCAATATCAGTAGGATTCATACCTTTATCGTTAAGTTCTTTAACTACTTTAAATTCGTAATTTCGTCTATCGTTGTTTGCTAAACTGACTTGACGGTCTAAGCCCTTAATATATGGCTCATACTCTTTAGTCTTTGGATTGTACTTGGTGATGCCTAGTTCATCGGCAATCTCTTTTTTGTGCTTAGTATAGTCCTTACCATATTTGGCTCGCACCATATCATACTTTTGCAAGAATGTATATGAATGCTGATAAGGATCGTCACCTGAGCCTAACGGATATCGGCCAGAACCAATAACAGCTCCATCCATTCTGCTTACGCCAATATGAGCCAAATATTCGCTATACTCTTCTACTGACTTGTAATCATCACTCATAGCTATTCCTCACTTTTCCGAATATCGTTAATTATTTTGTCGAAGCGTTTGATCTTATCCATGATCGGAACAATCTCGTCAACTTGCGGTTCATAATATAGAACCTTGTTACTCTGGTAGATTCGAAGCTCTATCTTAATATCAGCAGGCTTGACCTTGTACTCCAAACAAAAAAGAGCAGTGTATATTAGCAATTGCTCCATATGTGCTTGCACTGTCCCAGTCTTCAAATCATGAATTCTCAGAAAATTATTTCTGAAACAAATAGCATCAGCTGTTCCAAAACAATTATCCGAATAATATAGAATTTGCTCAGATGTCATCTTGAATCCAAGAGCATCGTTCACAAACATATTAAGAGTCTTTTCTTCATCTGGAAGTTTCTGATGAAGCTTAATACATTGTGACGCAAACTCATGTAATATAGTTCCCTTCTCTTTTGCTAATGTGCTCTTATAGGTCTTAGCCATTTTCTCATCATCGTAGTTAATCCAATGATACTGGCTTCCTCCTAGTAAAGCATGTAATCCTTCGAGATTAGAGTGATCGTTGAATTTCATTTAGTATCTCCTCCTTGTTCTCCGGATATATGAATCTAGCAAAAGACATTTCATTCATCTTCGACACATAATAGTCCTGATTTGGACGATGCTTTGCGTTCTTAGATTTTTTAACTTCTAAAGCAAACCATTTCGAACCTATCAAAACTATAAGATCAGGTATTCCTTGAATATAGTGTGCGTCGTTGTGAAGCACAACACATCCGCGAAATATAGAATGCAATTCCTTTACGAGTTTCGATTGAAAATCTCGTTCGAGAACGTCACTCGGTATTCGTTTTCTCTTACTCATTTTTTGTTTTTCTCCTTTACAAAAAATATGAGAGCTGAAAATTTTTACATTTTTCTCTCATAATAGTCCATATTTTTTCTGCGAAAAAAAAAGAAGTAGGTATAAAACTTACTTCTAAATATAGGCTACGCTATAGTGAAATTTCGATCTGTAACTTTGCCTAAATAAAACTGTTCTCTGCATGTAACAACGAAATTTCTGATCATCGATTCTAATGGTACGCCAACACCAGGCATTGCCAGAATATGAGGCATCTCATTAATATCGATTGTAATGATTTCGTTAACAGGATCATATCTGCATACTTCAACCAGTTCCTTACTGTCCAACATCTCCAGTAATAAGATTCTGATTGGTGTACCAGCTAAACCGGTAAAATATGTTGTGTCTTTGAAGTCTCTGAAATTACGATTTTTATCAGCCATTTTATTTCTCCTTTTCTTAAAAATATAGCTTTGGTCAAAAACCCACTTTTTATTGCCACTTTATATATATTTTTATTTTTTAATTTTTATACAAAATAAGAAAAAAAAGTGGGAAAATGGGCAAAATGTTAAAAAGCCTTGTTACACAATGGTTTTTGTGTGGCCACTTTTTAAAAATAAATGGTCAAAAACCCACTTTTTTTGACCAGAAGTACACGTCCGTACCAGTTTTACCATTAATGGCCAAATAAAAAGTGGGCAAAACCCATTTTTAAAAATAAAAAGTGGGCAGACTTTTACGAGATTCTGTCCATAAAATATTTGAATATTATGATACATCCGACTAGTACTGCAACACTAATAACAAACAGTAAAAAACGAATAATGTACGGAAACACCTCTATGAAGAAGTTGGCTAGTGCCTGTTCTAATTGCATACCTGTGTCCATAAATATCACCGCCTATCTAAACCATTTGATTATGGTTTCAAGCCCGTGCAAGAATATGAGCTCATCTGGGTCATCACTATAAATAAGAATCATAGACAACTTGTCATTCGCATCCATAGTCAATGACATATAAATAAGATCATACAGTTTCTTATTTTTCACATACCAATCATGAATAAACTTAGAATTATAGAAATTCTTATACTTCCGATTCGTCATTAATATTTTCCTCTAGTGCATTCATATTGAACCTACGAATTCCTTTGTTCCAGTTTTCGTGAAGTTTTTCAATTAGCAACTCACCGTTTATGTTTCCTTCTGTTAGGACATTAAACCAATCGGATAAAAAGAAACGCTCACTATTAGCTATACCAGCTTCCGCATTACGTATTTTTACATCTTCTGGATCCACGTGTTCAAGCTCTAAACGCTCTTTCGTACGTTTGTAAGCAAACCAATCAGCTATGCACTTGATGACAACGTATAGGCCCAACTTTGTGTAACCTTCGTAAATTGCAGCCTCAGTGTTAAATGGCATTGGCATACCCATTACCTCCACAAAAAATAAAGAGCGTATTAAACGCTCTTGTCAGTTATTTCTCTTCTTTTTCTACAACCTTTACTTTAGTCTGCTTGATACGATCGACGAGATTTGAAACTTTGTTCTTTACGTAAGAAGCTCCCTTTCTTACATAACCGACTCCGTTTTCGTCCTCAGTAAATTTCTCAAGTGCTCCCATGAAAAATGTTGTAGCTGCAAGATCAGCGATAACTGTGCATACTTTTTCGATTTTATTATCTTCCACGATAATCACCTCCATAATATAGCCAATTAAATATGCGACACGAATCCCTTCTCATTAAAGTTCTTCTTTCGCTTTAATGCTCTAGCTATGGCCAAATCGATCGACGCATGAGATTTGAGGCTGTAATAATATAAATCCGTGAACGGAGTGTTAGTTCTATCTATTCTACCCTTACTCTGGGTCATACATCTGTACGAATAGTTCATTGAGTAGAATATCATCGTATCGGTTTCAATACAGTTCCATGCCTCCGCACCAGCGTTATAATTTACAAAATATACCCATCTGTCCGACTTAGGAATTGGGTCGTGCTTCTGTCCGTTCAATTCGCCAATCTCGGTTCCAATTGGCCATGGGAGATTTCTGAGAATATCAAGTTCAAAATTGTAGTTATAGAAAATTATAACCTTTGGATGATCCTCGACAATCTCAAGAACCTTCAGCTTCCTGCTGTCAGCCGAGTTTACAACGCGTCTCATGCAGAAACATAAAGAAGATATATTTTCTATTGGCTCGTTATTCCACGGGTCCCAGCGGTCTCTCATGATCCGTCTGTACGCTTCCTGGTCATAGTCTACCCAAATATCAGCATCGTGTAACACAGTCGGTCTATGATAGTCCATTGTTACCAGCACCTCATCCCGGAAGTGACTGAGTTTGGCCGTTGAAATATAACGGTCGATTTTGGGATAGTGTAGGTTTGGAGCATATTCATAGACTACGTGCTCGCGACGGAACTGAGTAATGTTCTTGAAATATCCATTAGCAATGAAGACTGGGGCGTAATCAGACCAGGTGTCGCCAGGTGTTGCTGACAATAAGATCCACTGATTACTCTTTGTTATTTTCAGGAAGGACTTTGTCCATGCTCCGTACCCAATTACTCGCTGCTCGTCAAATATAAAGAACGACTTCTCTACATCGACGTACTTCTTAATGTTATTCCATGAGTCTACAACTACTTTGTTAGAATATCTAGCCACTTCTGGATCGGGAGACATCAGAAATGGTGCCATTTCTAGCGACCATTCTGCACTATCTCTCTTCTTAGCTGTGGTTATGATGTACAAATCCATAGGCGGGTCGACCATAGGGATGAACTCGTCTTCCTTATGATCGGCCGTCTTATTGAGGCTGCAGTAATATGCCAGTGAGGTCCTGGACTTTCCAGAGCCTACACCGCCACATAATATACAGCCGTTGTGCATTCGCTTTAATGCGTCATACTGGTAATCGTAGAGACCGTATGGATAATCGGCCACGGCTATTCACCAGCCTTCATCAACGGATCATCGATGAATATCTCGAAGTCAGTAGAACGCTGCTCATTACGTACCCAGTAAATATTGCTACCTACCAGATGTGTTGCATTATACACGATCGTACTATATACGTCATTGCCTAACAGATCATGAATAAGCGTGTCTGAGAATGGTTCCATTGCTCCAGCGCCCCAGAACATGCCATCATGATAGTCAAGTTCGATCTTAGAATATCCAGGGAACTGACTATAGTCGTCTGCCGAGATGAAGTATTGCTTCTTTTGATTGCCTAAGAATTTATTTTCAAGCTCGTCGGAGATATTGCCATTGATAAAGTAGTCGAGCTGGCGGTCTTCGTCAATATCAACAACCTTCAGATTTTCTAAAGTTTGTTCGATGTCAGACACTGATATTGATACATCAGGATCTTCAGGTAAACTGTGTCCATCTGTAGTTTCAGTATCTCGCCTTTGCTCCACAGTATTCTCAGCTTCAGCTGTTGCTTTCTTACTTGACGATTTACCAAGCAAAAAACCAACCATAATGCCAGCAATAAAGCCAACACCACCAAAAATATAATTATTTCTTTTTTCATTCATCTTATTTCTCCTTTTTTAAAATAAAAATAGAGAACCAACCAACATGGGAAGAGTGTTGTTAACATTTTGGAAATATAAAGTATTGAAAGGGGGTTTTAATTACGGGTGATAGGAGGCAACCATAATTCATGTCATATTGTCAGTTGGTTCTCTGAGGGCTATGTTAAAGATTATCTATCGGAATACTTATCGGAAAACGAATCAGCAACTGTAATCCATGCTTCCTTTAGATATCCTTTAACTCTGTTTTCACCGTTGTCGTCAGTGCTGTTATGCGGACGGATAACCAGATCCGCGCTTAAAATATCATCGTCATCAAGAATGGCTACATCCTCTTCGGTCAGCTCAGTTCTTGTTTTACTCGTCATTCTAACAATCTGAGGATCACGGAAATAGTCATTACCGAATGAAACATTAATACCTAAGAAATATGTAGGGGAATCTCCCTCATCTCTTGGCATTCTGATTTTTACGTTCCAGCCAGCTTCACGTAAAGCATTTGCTACTTCTGGATCATCAATAATAACATTGAAATTGCGAGCTCCTGCTCTATTGTACTTGCTTGCTCTACCTGCGAAGTTCTTATATGAACCCGGCATTAACTTTGCACCTTCAATACGAAGATCTTCATAAACTTTGTTTCTCATTAAAAATTTCTCCTTTTCTTTAAAAAAAATAAAAAGGACTTTATTCAGTCCTTAGTCATAAATTTCTGGATGCTTCAGAGTGATAACCATCATTACCGATGCAATGATTCCTACTATAAATGTAGTAAACCATATCATCAATAAAACAGCATCATCAATGATAAATGATCTGATAGCCATTCCAAAAAAGCATAAACTACAAACTGCACATAAAAGTCCAGCGAGTGTGTCATATAATTTTCTCATGAATAACTCCTCCCATAATAGGAGAGGTTAAATATGCGAAAAAAACAAAGAGCGTATGATCGCTCCGTTTAATACTGTGCATGTAAAGCCATAATGGCGATGGCACAGCCAAAAATCTTAATCAGTTCGAATAACATGTCTTTATACCTCCTAATGTTATGTACTCTCTCCATAATAGGGTATATAAAACATGCGAAAAAAAAAAAGAAAGGGCGTAAAA